CAATGGTTACATCTTCGCCGTATGTCCGTCAAGCCAGCTACGACCTGCTCGAAGCGCTCGGTAAGGAATACAAGAAGAGAACCGGCCAGACGATCTGCATTACCAGCGCTTACCGCGAAGGCGATCCAAACTGGCACGGCACCGGATATGGCGTAGACGTGGACACTCCGAACTGCGGATTTATCGGCGGCAAATGCCGTTTCGCCAAAGGCAGCAAGGATAAAGAAAACCTGCGCATTCTGTTTGAACTGGCAATCCAAGTTGGATTCGGCGGCGTCATTCACGGCGACGTAGATGTGGTGGCAGAGATGAAGGCAAAGTATCCGAACGTAGCAATCCAGCAGCGCAACGATCATAATAACCACCTGCATCTGTCCTATCCGCGCACGAAATAAGGGGGAGTAAGTCATGGCCATGGAGCAGGGAAACGTCAGCCGGAAAATCAGCCAACAGGGAACTGAGAGTGCTCTTGATAAGAGTACTGCAGGGCTGATCGGCTACGTTACAAAATACTATCCAAACGCAACATCCTTTGAAGGTAAAGACCTGCCAAAGGAACAAAGACACACCGTAGACATCGATGTGCCTAACGGCAGCCGCGTGATTCAATATCACTCGGTGCCGTGCTTTGTTTACTCGCAAGGCGTTATCGATAAAGGACTGGAAGTCAACGACCGAGTATGGGTGCAGTTCGTCAATGGTGATCGCAAGCAGCCGATCGTAACCGGCTACTACCGGGAGCCTGGACAGCTCGATTTATTCTGGAACAATCTAAAGTATAGAATATCTGACTTCTTCGGTAGTCTGGGGGTGTAACGCGTTGCAAAATTGGATGGAGCAATTAGAAAACATGATGACCGGTGACGACCAGAACATTGATGAAATGGCGGAGCAATCGTCACACGCAAAAACGAATGATGTGGGAATCATTAATGACACGTCCGGCGCTGGTATTCTGGCGCGGGACAATGGTGTCTTAGAGGGGTTTTCCTATTACAATCTGGGATTCAGGCTTGATCCTGCAACAATGACAATCGGTTTTTTCGCGCCGAAGATACGCATGTTCACGAATGACTTTCAGGTAGTCAGCGGCGATCAGGAGTTTAATCCAATCAACGATGAGTACGCCGAGATTCTGAACATGATCGGAGGGAAGGACAATGGCGAAGTATAACGAGAAGGATGCCGCCTTTTATGGCGATAGCATTGATGGCGATCTGGTGGCGGGGCAGCCGGATGCGGACGGGCTTGTCGATCTACTGCTGACAGCAGACTATGATTCTGCTCGGCAGGATATCAGCAACCGGGCTCGCACACAGACCGGAGATTGGCGCTCTCACCCGCAGATTGGCGGAGACCTGGAATTGCTGGAGGGAGAACCCAACACGCCTCAGACAGCCCAGCAGGGCGTTCAGCAGCTACTCAAGACATTAACGTATGACGGCCGGTTCACTGCTACAGACGTAGAAGTCAGAGCGGTACCGACCGACATTTATCAAATCGATTTCTTCTGCTTTGTAGATGGTGGTGAAGACACGCCAATCGTCGTCAACCAAAGCACAGAACTGTAAGGAGGTGAAAATAGAATGGCGTTAATCAAGCGCACCGCAAATGAGATTCTATCTGATGCGATGGCAATCTTAAAGGAGAACACGCCGATCACGAACTTCAAGCCAGGCGCGATTGCACGAGCCTTGCTGGAGTCAATGAAAGATGAGTTCCCGACCCTGTACGACTATGCAGAAGAGACCATGAACATGGGCTTTATTAGCAAGGCAAAGGATGAATACCTCGACCTGATCGGTGGGCTTTTCAGCTACCCGCGTCGAACCGTTGAGACCGTCAACAATGATGGCACAGTTACTTCGGCGCTGCTGGATAATGAGACCTATCGCTATGAGCTGACGCAGCGTGTTCTCGCCGCCGCAGCTGGCAATTATACCGCACTCCGTCTGATCATCCTGACAGTCCCCGGCGTTGCCGACTGCATTGGTAAAGAGTACACGCACGGCACAGGCAGCTTCAGCTTTACGATCATCCCGCAATATGGCTACAGCCTGTCGCAGATCATGGCTGGCGTTCAGGATGCAGTCAGCAATACGAAAAGCTTTGGCGTAAAGCCAACGATTGTATTTCCGGAAACAGTAGAATTGGAGCTGGCCCTACAGCTGGTCTTCAGCGACACAGCGACCACATCAGAGCGAGAGCAAATCCGGATCAGTCTAAGGTCTGCACTGCTGAAATACTTCGGCAATTTCGAGATGGGTCAGGGCTTTGTGTACAACGACTTTGTACAGCAGGTAATGGATATCGACAACAAAGTCGCGGACTTTACGGTAGAGAAGTTTTACCTGGCCGGACAGCCGGCGCTTCTTACCAATCAGAGCATTCTCGATGACGAGATGATCGCTCCGCTTGAGGTCGAAATACAATGATAAGTTTGGTATAACGTGATATACTAAACAGAAAGGCGGAAGCAATATGGCAATCCAACGCATACGGGTGGAGCAGGTTCGCTCACAGAGCCCGGACCAAAACAGTTTAGCCGAGCAGCTGAGCGGTTTCTCCAAGCCGTATTATGAATTTGTTACCGCTGGGGTAGGGCAGAAAGACATCACTGTGAATACGCCTTACCAGCCAGGGGACGGAGAGTTAATGGTCTTCCTCAATGGATTGAAGATTCAACCTACGGTCGATCCGATCGTCCAGGACGGCGATTATGTCGAAGTGGATTCATCTACAATTCGCTTCCTCGATCCGCTGCAGGATGGAGACATCGTTGAGCTTCGAATGGCCGGAAAGGGCCAGGGTGTGGCATACGTGGTCGATCACTTTCACGCCTATCGGGAAAAGCCGATCGGAGTGATCGATGGTGTAAACAAGATATTCTTCCTCAGTAGAACACCAAGAGGCAACACCGAACTGGTGTTTGTTAATGGCGTGCTGCGGGATTCCGGCGAGGAGAACGACTATGTGATCGAAGGAAACAAGATCACCATGACAGAAGCACCGGCAGCCGGATCGAAGATTCTTGTCAACTACGACTTGCTGTATGTGAACGCATAAGGAGGGAATAAACGATGGCTACTACCAAAATTTTAAGAGACGACCTAGCGTTTGAGATTAGGGAGCTGCTGACCGAGCTGGAGAACGCCCGATTGGGCAAACCGAACTTATCGGAAAAACTGAAAGAGCTGGGGTTGGATATCACGGTCGATCGACTGGATGATTCGTATCAGCCGCTTATTCAAGCACTGATCGACAACCATTCCAGTACTGGTGAAAACATCGTCGAGCGAGTGAACGGCCTTGTTCAGGGTTCTTCTGACACAGCGGAACTCAAGACCAAGATCAACATGCTGGGCGAGTACGGTAATTTCAGTGAAACGTTTGGTTATGACACAAGCGGCAACGTAAACAAGCACACGGTCACAGGCGATGTCGCCTTTACGATCGACTATGTTTATGCCGATGCCGCCAACGGCATCCTGAACTATTCAGAGAAAAAGTACAAGGACGCCAGCGGCAAGAATGTGACGATCAAGAAGGTTTACACCTATGACGCAGCATCTGGCAATATCACTGGCATTACAACTACGACAACAATTGTATAAAGGGCGGTGTGAACAGTGGATGTAATTTCCCTGGGTAAAGCGACTCAGGCTTTGAATGCTATCAAAGACCTGAACGACAACATCATAGCGCCGCTTGCAGAAGGCCGATTCCCAACCGTCGATGAACGGTTGGATTGGCTGGAAGCACAGGCGACAAAAGCAGTAGCTATAAATTCCAAATCAATCGATCTATCTCAAGGCACATTCACAGACACCGAGTTCTTCAATAATGGAGTGCTGCAAGGTGCTGCTACAGACGTTGCTCTGAAAAAGCCAATTACAGCAACTGTCGCTAATTCAAGTGCAGCAAGTGCGGTTGACGGCAATGCCTCCACCCTTTGGAATGCCGGATCACTTCATGTGACTTCTGCAGAGCTTGTTATTGATCTGGGTCAGACGTATTCGATTACGAAGGTAAATGTGGTCGGAACTACATTGGTCGGCTACGACATGCATGGATCAAACGACAATATCAATTATAGGCTGATTGGAAGTCATAAAGCGGGCGAAACCATCTTTGCGGAGCCTAAAGTCTATAGATATATCAAAGTCACCAACGTTGACTCAGGAGCAAACTGGACTAACCTTGGATCCATCGAAGTGTACTCTCCTGGTCCGGCAATTCAGCAAGGGATTCGCCTTACCAAGATCGGTGAGGGGCAGGACGCCACAGGCGCAAAAGTTGACGTCTATAAATCGTCAGGGACATGGGAATCTTCGGTGATTGATCTCGGAGAAAGCTGGCTTGGTAACAAGGCGATTACTATCGCGGATGTGTCCAAAGCTGGTGGATATGTATCCACAATCCCCGCTATGACAAGCAATACTACACCTTCCGGAATTATCACTACGAGCGGAGATTTAAGTACAACTTATGCGGGTTGGAAAGCATTCGATAATCTGCCTTCAAGCAATACGTGGTGGACCGTATACACCCCCGCAGCTTGGATTGCGTATGAATTTCCGACACCGAAGAAAATCACGAAGTATTCTATCATGTCGCACGCTGGACAAGAAGCACCTGGCGTTTTCACTTTTGAAGGATGGGACGGATCGAATTGGGTTATTCTCGACAGTCAGAATATAACGTCATGGATTAATTACACCATCAAAGAATTTATCATTGCCAACCCGGGTTCGTATATCAAATATCGTATCAACTCGACGAAATCAGTAAGCGGCGGCGGAGCTACTAGCATTCGAGAGGTTTACATGTATGAATCTTTGCCGGGACTCGACGCAGCGTATGAAGTATCTTATTCGGATGATGGCGTTTCATTCACCGCATATGAGAAACTGAATCCATCAGCTCCTCTGTCAAAAAGGTATCTGAAATTTATGATCCGTCTTTCTTCTCCCGCAGTAGACCTGCCGGCAACGGTTTTAGATTTCAACCAATCGAACGCTGAAAACCGTTTTGCTCTGGATGACTATTCCGAAGCAAACGGCATGCTTGGATTGAAGACGAGAATTACAGGTCTGATGAGAGACGAGGGAGCGCTCGCATCAGGAAAGCAATTTTCCTATACCATCGACCGAAGTAAATATAAAAAAATTACAGGAATAGAGGTGTAATCATCGATGGCTGTACCAGCGACAACAGGCAAGCTTTGCACAAGCCTACAGGAGATGACAGTAGGCGACTATATCAAATTTGGTTGGAATGGGTCAAGCTTCTATTTCGGCGGAACCACAGAGCTGCCAAACACTCCAGGAACCTCGTGGGCAACAGGCCAGTTCCTCTACCTGATTAAGACAGCAAAAGGCATCTGCATTGCTGATCGAGTTGCATACGCCGGAAGCAGTTGGAATGCCCTTAACAACATAGCAAGAATTGAGAATGCTGTGTTTGATACCGGCAATGCCTTGCCAATCATGACAAGCAATACAGCCCCATCTGGCGTTGCATCGGCCAGCTCGGAACTAACTGGGTACGAAGCCTATAAAGCCTTCAACCGAAACACTGGGTCTGATACGGCAAGATGGGTTACTGCAGTAGGGGCGACGAGTGCTTGGCTGATGTATGATTTCGGAGCGGGCAATGAAAAAACGATTCAAAAATATACAATCGTTTCTGGATTTTATCCATCCGCCTCACCAAAAGACTGGACATTCGAAGCTTCGAATACCGGAGCCTTTGCAGGCGAACAAGTCATCCTTGATCGGCAGGCCAATTTCAGCAGCTGGAATACGACGAAGAAAGTTTTTTCGTTCGCCAATAAGAATAAATACCGGTATTATCGAATCAATATTACAGCCAACTGCGGATATACAGGTGGGTACTTCACCTATATCGAAGAGATGGAAATGATGGAGAATGACGGTATTCTTCGGTCACCTACTGGCGGATCGGCATATGCAGATGCGAATGGACAACCAACCTTGACTTATCAGGGTAAAGGAGCATGGCCAACCAATAACGAGTGGGATCGTTTAGTTTTAGGATTCCCAGCGGCAAAGATCCAGGCAGGCAGTTCATTAAACGACGTGTTCCACTATGAGGAGTGCTATACCTGGTGTCAGGACACTCCGCTATCTGGTACATGGAAGGACAACTCGGGGGCTACTTCTACCTCGGCAAGCCTGTCTACAAGGATTGGTCGAGGGAAAAACAGCCGAAGCACTTGGGCGGACATCAACTATCTGTCTGCGGCAACTGCAGACGCGACATTCGGATTCCGGCCAGTGTTGGAATATAGGGAGGAATAAGAGATGGCAGTAATTGGACAGCAGCTGACAGCACCAGAACCCGGGTGGAGTAGAAATGACGATACTCACGCATATCTTTCATATAGCAGCACCAATTTTGCATTAGCGTCAGATGCTAATGCCCATAACAGCACGTATCATGGATTAAAAACAGGCAATACAACAGACTTTGTAACCTTTAAATTCAAAGGAACGAAAATTAGAATTATTGGCTACATGAGTCCGACCAATTACTCTGAGTCTATCGCAATTACGATTGACGGCTCTTCTGAGAATTTTAGTCAATCTGGTGGAGCGGCAGGAGTGTACAAGACACTTAACTATGAGAAGATAGGTCTGCCCAACGTTGTCCACACGGTTAAAATTCAAAGCAATGTCGCAAAAACCTTTATGATTGACGCCATCGACATTGATGATACAGGTTATATTGTAGCGCAAATCGGCAATCAGCTGACAGCACCAGAACCTGAATGGAAGAGGCTCGATTCTTCGTGCGGTGCGTTTAGCTTCGGCTCAGGATGGGGGTATGCCACCGACAACTCCGCATACCTGGGGTCGTATTATAATAACACATCCACAAATAGTCCAATTACCTTCAGTTTTACGGGGCCATTCATTCGAATTATTGGCGTCAAAAACACGACAGGTGCAAAAACAGTTAAGGTTAATTTGGATGGTGTGACTGAAACTATCTCTGTAAACGGGGCTTTAACCTATAACGTAATCATATATGAAAGAACCGATCTTGAAGACAAAAGGCATACTATCAGTCTTTCGAGAGAAGATGGATATATGTGGTTTGATGCGGTAGATATCGCCTCATCTGCTCGAATTTATCATCCTGACGAAGTGGAAAACGCAAGTGAATTGGTAGTCGGCAAAAGGATTCGCTGTAATTATTCGGCAGGGCTGAACTCGGTAGGAACATTCCGAAATCTTGGGCGAGAAACAACGGACTTTATTTCGGGTGCGATTGCGCCAGGCGCGCCTAATGGGGACTTTTACTTTATTATGGTAGATAACTACAACGGCGAAATAAGACTCCTGCCCGATCGTAATATCCAAAGTGCAATCACTTGGGATGCCCTGAATGTTGCCGGGATAGCAACGACTACCGGCATCGATCTTACGCCAAAGGGTTTAGTTTCTGCCATTCCCGCTATGACTTCGAATGTATCAGAGTATGGTAGAGCTTCCGCAAGTTCGATCTATTCAGCGGCCGGAGATGCGTGGCGTGCTTTTGATAAAACAACTGCTGGCTGGCTTATGCTTGGTGGCCAATGGAATAACGCATGGATTAGATACGACTTTACATCGCCCAAAACTATCAAAGGATATTCAATCATGGGTGGCAATACCAATATGGACACTGACTATATGAAGTCGTGGAGATTCGAAGCTTCAAACGACAACGGGGCAACCTGGGTCGTATTGGACGCCAAGAGTGGATATACCTTTGGAATTTTCGAGAAAAGAACCTTTTCGATCAGCAATGATACACCATACACAGCGTATCGAATTGTAATTACAGGCAACGGCGGCGGCGGATATGTTCGAACTGCAGAAATAGACTTCCTGGAAGAAGTCGATCAAATCAAAGGGCGCATTCGACTCATGACAGGCGGTTATTCTTCTACCGATACCAATAACGAGTGGGACCGGTATATCGTGGGATCAAGTCTTAATGGAAAGATTACGCCAGGCGACAACAGCGTATGGAATTGGATGAGCAGATGGAGTCTGACCACTTCAACCAACACATTTGGCACTTCCTACCGGACTGTTCGAGGAAGTGGTTCGGCATCCGGATCTGGCTATGTGGTTGCCACAGAGATGTCGGCCGTAAATGAAAACTTTAGGCCGATGCTGATCCTCACCCAGATCATTAATAATAAATACCTGATTCAAGATGGATCTGATATCAAGATAGTCGATGGCACTGGGTGGAGAACAGTTGGCGCAGCTCCTGTCACCGAGCAAATGTATCTGACTTATGGGATGGATGATCTAACACTAATTACAGAGTCGCTGGTGAACCAGCTTACTGCAAGCGTAGTGAAGATACTTGCATGGACCGATATGCTAAGCATTGTGGAGAAAAAGATCAGTATTTCAGCCCTTCCTTCAAGTAGAGTCGTATTTCCAGAGGGGGATATAACACTGCCTGCTCAAGGGATTGAAGGTATCGAGGTATTGATTCAGAGTGCCATTCCGGAAGAGATAAAAATCATCTCAAGTGTTGATGGAGGGCAGAGCTGGAAGACTTACTCCTCTGGGGCGTGGGTATCAGTGGATGCTGCGAACATCAGCGATGTGGTGGCAAAAGGAATGATAGCTGGCGCGTTCAACGGACTGACGGAAGCTCAGTGGGCGGCACTGATCGGCAGCTCAAACAAAATCCGGTTCGCCTACTACTTGGACAACTACTCCAAGGTGGATCAAATCAAGCTGAAACCGAAGTCTTCAACCAACGCCACACCATCTGTGCTGTCAATCAAGGCCAGCTTTGATGAAATGACTGTCGAAGGGCGACTGAAAGATCTGGAGCGTCTAAATGTAATCAATATCGCAAAGCTCAATTTTAAGAGCAATGCTTTGCTTTTGGGCGAAAAATATAAGCTTTATGATCTTGTAATCGACACCTTTGAGACAGACGCCGGCACAGATAAATCGCTAACTACGGCCACTTATGATACAATCAACAAGAGATATAATGGCCCTGGTGACATTGTAACGCCTTACGAATTAGTAAGCGGAACGAAAAAGACGCTACTGATTACGGCCGACGCAACCGCGGGTGTAACATTTGCCTATTCGCTGGATGATGGTGCAACCTGGACGGTGGGTGCGGCGGACACACTGCTGGATATCTCGCAAAAAAATGGGACGCAGCTTAGAGTTAAAGCCTCCGTGCCATCTGGCGATTACATCAGCGCACTTGCTTATTCATGGGTGTAGGGATTTATTTCCCTGCCCCATCCTTTATTTAAAGAAAGAGGTGAACTCGATGGATGTTATCTCGTTACAAAAAGCAACAAAAGCCAAACGAGAAATCAAGAAAATCAAAGATCGTCTTGGTGATAATGTTCAGGCATCCTACGCTAACGTCAAGGGCAGAGTAGAAGCGCTCGAAGCCAAAAGAATCGGACAGGATATTGCTCAGCACATTATCAATACGGATGATCAGTGGAGAAAAGGCACACTAAATAATGTGGCTCCTGCAGGCGGAGTTTTAACAGGATCAGGCTCATGGATAGGAGAAATTGATTTATCGGACGCCGTATCGATCTCGAAAATAAGTATTCAAACGAAGGTCATGCAGCCAGGCAGTTATAATCCATTGGTGAATAGCATGACATCTGGCACAGCGCCTGCACCACTGGTCGCCACTGCATCTAGTGGCTCAGCATATGGTATGTTCTCTGACGCATATAGATCTTCTTGGAGATCAACCTTCGGAGTGATTAGAAACTCCTGGGTTATGATAGATATGGGCTCTGCTAAAAATGTAACACAGTATACGATGTCTACCGGATCAGAAGCAACGACTACTAATATGTATGCTGGAGCGATGCCGGGATCGTGGCGATTTGAGGGAAGCGACGATGGCACAAACTGGACTACAATCGACACTAGAACAGCAACTACAAGCGATTGGGGCGGCTGGAGGGACTGGAATACGCCGATCACAAAGACATTCCAGTTTACCAATAACAGTGCTTACAGATACTATCGATTCTACTTTGATCAAACGGCTGATACCACCAGCAGCACCAATAACTTTATTGTTGGGCGAACGCAGCTGTATGAGCAAGGAGAATCAAAGCCAATTTACACTGAGGATGATTTTACTACAGCAGATGTGACGATCGACACCGGAAAAGGTTTTGAAACACTTGGTGCTGGGGGAATAATCAGTTCGAAGTTCAATTCCAAGTTTAAGGTGAGGATCGCAGCGCCAGCCGGAAAAAATCTAAGCATCAGCAGGCTTTCGATCAATTATCGCGCCCGTCCGATAAATACCCGAATCTCCGAAATGGAGAAGATGGTGACAACCAATCTTAACAAGCATAATCTGCGGGTTAGTACACTTCTCAATGCAAGAAAATATCGTTTATCTGATATGGTTATTGATAGTTTTGATGACGATAGCGGGATAGATTCCACCCTGTCTTCGGGCTACACGCACAACGCCTCTGAAGGAAAGATTGAAGTTGCGTCCGGATCGGACAAGGCGACCGTCATCACAAATTCAGAGATTAGTAATGCCGTTCCAAATCTGGTTGTCCTGTCACAGGTAGGCAGCATTAAATACCAGGATGAAAAGAGCTTCGATTTATCGGCCGGCAAAAACACAAATACGGTTTTGAATAACGGCAAGATCGAGCTGTCGCAGACAGTCACTGAAGGAACATGGGAATCATCTGTGCTCGACTTAGGGGACAATTATAAATCGTTTGCGAAATCAAATATCGATTTCAAAGCCCCCCGCGTCTACAAGCAGAGCACGATCCCTCCTATGACAAGCAATGCGGCTCCTTACGGCAAGGCAATCGGTGAGAACTACACGACAGCCTATTCACTTTTTAAGGCGTTCGATAAGAGTCTGAGCACGGTTGCGATAATCACCAATAATTCAGACACGTCCCGATCTATAGGATATGCCTTTGTTGAACCGGTGGTTATCGAGTGTTATTCAGTAACTTCCAGTCATACAAAGATAAACGCGGCTTATAACCCTGCTTCCTGGACGTTTGAGGGATCGAACGATGGGGTTAGTTGGGTAGTGTTGGATGGACGGTATGGTCAAGAAGGCTGGGGGTTAAGCGAGAAGAGAACGTATGAGATCGACAACAACGTCGCGTATCTGCAGTATCGGATCAATGTCCTCGCAACCGACTCGCCAACCGGAACAGGATATAACTATGTTGCCTTTGGCGAAATTGATATGCTTGAGTCTGATTATAAAAGCCAGATTGATTTCCAAATCGCTACTTCACCCGATGGAGTCAGTTTTTCCAACTACTCCCCAGTAAGCGGAAAAGGAAATATAGCTGCTCCTCCTGGACGCTATGTGAAGATTAAAGCATCCTTGAAAGCTTCAGTAAAAGTCAGCGAGCGAGCGATCAGCAGCTTCGATTCATCGGAAGCGGGCAGCCTGACGATTGATGACCAGGTGACTCTGGATGGCCAACTACGGATGAAAACGAAGTACCTGGATGTTAAAGCAAAGGATGTCCAATATGTAGAGCAGGGAACGATGTTCAGATTTCCCATCAAGAAGGCAGACTTTAAGAATATCGAGAAAGTGGAGGTGAAATATCATGGCTAAATTAATTACCGAGCTTCCAAAAGGATCAAGGGTCATCGACCCTTTTTCCCTGGATGAATCCGGGAATCCGATCGAGTGGGAAGTCCTCGATTTTAACCATGCAAACTATCCTGGTGATTCCGTAACGCTCATCACGACTAAAGCAAAACTGATTTCTCAAACTGCAGAAGTTCCGAGCGTTCTTCCTTGGAGTTATCACGAGTCCGCAGTTTCAAAATACTGCGAGATCGACTTTTACAATACACTAAGCAGCAAGCTTAAAAAGGCTATCCTTACTACACCTCTTGAAGTATCGCAGTTTGCATCCGCAACTGGCACTCGAAGTGCCGTGACAAGAAACTATAATGTATTTATTGTTTCTGCAAAAGAGTTCGGCGGGCTTAGTGGGAACTACGCAAGCGCTCTGGATGTTAGCTTCAGCTATGCGGGTAAGTGGGATACCGCAGTCAACCGCGCAGGCAGCGGGCTTTTCAGGTGGGTGAGAAACGTGGGTATCTCGGATACTAAAATGTTTCTTCAGTATTTTGACGGATCGACCACTATAACCTACAATACAACAGACCCAGTTGAAGCAGAAGCATGGCCAACAATCAATATCCAAAACAACGTCTACGTTTCCGACGCTGTTGACGCAAATGGCGCGCATACGCTTCTCATGTACGATCATAAGTATTTAGTGCAGGATGAATCTGACATTAAAACAATCGTCCATGTGCCGAATGGAGTAAAGGCGAATGTCGCTACTGCCCAAATGACTTCTGACAATACTCCAAGTGGACGAGCATTCGCAAGCTCCGTGTATGCAGGATCGTATGCTGCCTGGAAGGCTTTCAACCAAATAGATGATTTGGAGGGGTTCTGCAGCAGAAACGGCGACGGCAACAAAGGATATCTCGGATATGAGTTTACGCAGCCGAAGCTGATTTTAAAATATGCGATTCGATCCGGCACGAACAATCTCAAATATCTGCCGAAGGATTGGACTTTCGAGGGTTCGGATGACGGAACGAACTGGACGGTTCTTGACACCCAGACAGGGCAGCTGTGGACCACGGCAAATACTGAAATTGAATACATGGTATCTTCGCCAGGAACATTCAAACAGTATAGACTGAATTGGACGGATAACGCATACGGCAGCGCAACGTCAGCGTATACTTCCGTGAACGAGTTTAAGCTCTACGAACAGGAGACAAAGCCAGTATGGAAAACCGTAGGGCAAGCGCCGGTTACAAAAGCCCTCTTTGATCAGCACGGCTTTGGCGACTACAGCCTCATGGATAATGCGAAGATATACGAGTTGATATCGGATACTCCAGAAATGCTGGTCTGGACGGAGGAATCTGGAAATCCAGAGAAGGAATTTTACACGACTGCAGTCCCACGGGAAAAGGTTATTCTTCAGACAGCCGATACTCAATTTGATGAGGTTGAGCGTATTTCTCTTCTCGGAACCAGCGGCTCCGTTATATCTGATGTAGACTCTATACCGACACTTGCTTCAAATCACGATCAGGGTTACAACGTATCTTCAAGCGATTATAACCTCGCTGCCTATACTGTGTTTGGGGATGATGCGCTTTCCTGGAGTACGACAGTTAATGCTAATGCCTGGATTATGATTGAACTGCCGAACCAAAAGGTCGTCAGAGGGATCAGCATTCTTCCAACGATTACGTCCACTGGTTGGGCAGGCATGGACAAAACCCCACGCATCGGCAACTGGAGACTCGAAGGGTCTAATGACGGAATCAACTTCGTAACAATACAGCAAGCAACTCAAACGAAGGCCGCAAAAGAGACCTACTATTTCGAAAATGTATTGCCTTACAAATACATTAGGCTGTATATTATTGATGCAAAAGCTGGCCCTATTGGAGCGCAGGAGATCGAGATGTTCTTCATGGAGAAGGCTGGCGGAGAAGACTTGCGCATCATTGCAAGTGGGGATAGCGGTGTAACGTGGAAGGGCAAGCAGCTGGTGGACGTTAACGATGCAGCTTCCGTCAAGGCAAACGGCTGGAGTATTGAGGAGTTAAATAATCTAAGCCGGCAAGAACTGGAAGCATTGTTCCCGAATAAAAAGGCCCGGTTCGGATTCTACCTGAACCTCGAAACCAGCACGGACATGGTAATCGCAGATCAGCTCAGTGTCTGGGAGAGATCTTACGATCTGACGCCGTATATCGAGAATATTGGGATCGTGTTTGATGTGCTTAACCCACTGGGTCCGAAGTACTTCGTCAGCCGAGACGACGGCGCAAGCTGGAAAGAAATCAACCCAGATACGCTGACCAATATCAGCAGCCTGCCAGCCGGCAAAAGCATTCGTATTAAAGTGATCTTGTCAGAGGAACAGGACCTGCAAGGCTTGTCTTATTCCTGGGCATAAGGAGGATTTGAAATGAGCATGGATGTTATCAGCTACGGGACTGCCAATAAGGCAGTCTCGGAACAAAAGAAAATTCGCAATACAACGCTTGGATCGGGTATTGAGGGGCAAGCTCACAACCTGAAGGAGCGAATTGATCTGGCAGAAAAATATATTCAAGGCGTAGTCAAGATGGCTGACAGCGTGATCGTCAAGGATGCGGTCAACATCATCAAGGCCAATGCCAGACTGAATGTGATTGCCAAGTCTAAGCGGTACAAGCTGGCGAACATGATCTTTGAGGACTTCCTCGATGGCTCCGGGATCGACACGGCGCAGAGCAGCAACTACACCCTGGACACAGCTCTCGGTAAAGTAACACCTCAGCTTGCCGGGATCACACCATGGACAATTAAATGGAATGGGGACGTGGACCCAACAGCCGCTGGGATTAATACCAAAGACGCAAGAACGACACTTAATGCGGATGGCACAGCCACCGTAACGACTACCACTTCCTGGACGACATCAAACGCACATCTTACCCAAACCTTTGGGGCAGATCCTGCCATAACCGTTAAGCTAAGAACACTGGGACAACCATCAGGATTCCTTGAGCTGCTTATTGTATCAGGCGGAGCAAACAAAGGGAAATTCTTCAGGATTAAAATAAATCCAGATGGGTCTGTTATGCGAGGAAACGACCTCACATTGCTTCCGGCCGGCAGCTTTGATGCCACTAAACCTTTCGAACTTGTCGTCTCCAACAATCTAGGAGTGGCAAATATCTGGTTGAATGGAAGCCAGATCGTTAAGGACACAAACCTTTCTCAGGGATATGGCGGCGCTTCGGCATACTTTGATATCCAGTCCCGCTACTACAACAACACCTATGATTATCTGTATGTGGCCAGAGGACTCAATCCGGTAGACAATCCTGCGGCTATCATTACAAGCACAACAGAAACCGCTGACGCAGTTCCGAGCAAGGCTATCCTTGTCACGGAGGAATATATGGCTTCTGTGACCACAGGTGAGATTCAGGTTGGCAGATACTTCATCTCCCGAGATGATGGCACAACGTGGGAGCCCATCACTCCGGGCGAACTGTTTTACTTCAGCGGAAGCACACCTGCTGGGACGAAGATCCGGACGCGAATTGAAATGCCGGACAAATCAGAACTATTAAACTACGGACTTACCTGGTCCTAAAGGAGACGATTGATTATGGCAAGAGAGCGATTCACACTGGTAACTGACGAAGTAAAACGCGAGGAGGATATTCGCCGGCAGATTGAAACCGGCGAAATGAATCCAGAAGTATACGCCACACTGTCCGAAGATGAGAAAACCGCCGTATCCAACGTGTTGTTCGAGATGTCTTCCGAGAAGATTGAGCCGAACCAAGGAACATCCGCCCTGGAGTTCATCCTGTTTGGATTCATGCGTATCGCCAACAAGAAGCTGTCCGGCATGAGTCTGACAGCAGAAGATCAAGAAGTTGAAGACGCGTTGAAGGTAATCCTGGGCAATCATCAGATCACGGACGGCACTACGCCGAAACAGGACTGGCTGTTTGATTACATGGGCTATGCTCAAGTCAAATCGGCTGAGTTCCTGCAGAACCGCGCAGAACACATCAATCGGAAAAAGAACACCATCGGAGAAGTATAATGAACTTCGAAGTCGGTGATATCCTAATGGTGCGAGGAGATACGTTTATCGTGTCTCCCGTTATCAAGGAAATACTCCATTCGGAGTTTTCTCACGTTGCTATCGCTGTCGGAAAGAATCATATCTGTGAGATCGATGCCTTCAAGCGTATGCGGATCGTCAGCAACCCATATACCGATTACGACCTGTATCGGATGAACACCGGCCTGACTGCAGCAGAGAAGCTGAAGATGCAAACATTCCTGCAGGAGAAATGCAAAACCACAAAGGGATATGATTGGCTGCGCATTATCGAAATCGTTCTGCGCCGGTTCCTGAAATGGGAAGTCTCCCTGAATGACAAGAACCGGTACATTTGCTCCGAAGTGATTGACGCCGCTTATGCTGCGATCGGAATAAACCTGGTGCCACAGCTGGAAGATGAAGATGTAACACCGGTGGATATTCTAAAATCACCCTACATTGTTCAGATCAAAAATACCCTTGCAAAGAGTGTGTAGCAATTCGCTATGCACTCTTTCTTTATATGTAAACAGGCTATATAATGTATTAATGTAACGCATTACAAAGAAAGGAGAGACGATATGGATTATACATTAAACATCGACGGCATCCTGTTTGGCAGCAACAAGCCCTTCTCCGCAGCCCTTAGCGTTCTGGAAGACATTCAGACCGACAATGTGTTTACGGAAGAACGGGACTATGCTTCCTTTGAAAAGACGCCGCTCCAGTATCGGATCACCTCGGAGAGCGGAGAGGATGTGCAAGTCACAATTCCGTATTCCAATCGCCTGAGCGATTCAGACGCAGCTCATGCGGTGATCTGCTTCCACGATGGTATCAGCAACTGGCGACCAGTCAAGACAGACTGCGACCAGAACCAGCGCATCTTGAAGGCGACACTCGCGGGTAAGAATCTGATCATCGGCTTATTCCTTAACGAATACTACTATTCAGAATATACACAGTACATGGCGGATGAGTTCCCAACGTGGACCACGCTGCGCCGGCAGAAAAACAGTCTTGGCCAGAAGTTCCTGAACTACTTCGGGATGCAGTTTGAGAAGGCCATGTCTGACCTGCGCGATCTGCGCCGGCAACGGTTTATCGATACGCTGGATGAGAAGATGATGGACTGGGTTTGGATTTATCCGATCCCACAGATATCTGCATCAGACGAGCTGACGATCTACGACCAGGAGGACCCGAGCCTTCGTAAAGAGGTACCTATCCTCAGCACGCTGAAAGAGTTCTTCCTGAACATGGAGCAGAAGGGTGTACTGATCGATTATCAATCCCGGGCGATGTATTCGATCAAGCGATACGATACCATCTTGGGCGTCGTGCAGAACATCGATAATCGGCAGGGATTTCGCACCACGCCAGCGCCGCATCTCGTCTGGAATCCGTTCGATGAGTTCGGTTTGCTTGTCGGGGTGAAGCGGCTGCCGCTGGAAGGCAACGCCCGGTACCGAGAGCGCATCAAAGACGCGTTTCGCTATCCGGCCAACAGCAGCGAACTGGGGCTAACCCACGCCCTGGGTCGAGAGCTGGATCTAATCAAACGAGCCACATGGAAAGATGATACGAAAAATTTATATATCAAAGGCAGTGGGCTTGATCCTCGGACGATCCGAATCGATGGCCAGAAGATTGAGCCGAATATGTATGCAGTCGATCGCTTCGGCAACATCATGATTCAGGCGTTCCGCGAAGGCAAGCAGCACACTGTCTCGATCATTAAAGACATCTTCAAGCATGAGCTGCACAATAAAGAAGATGAAGAGTTGTACAAAATGATGTTTGGTGAAGACGGCCAGGCGACCGACAAACTGGTTAACTGGGTGAACTACATCAATGAGGTGGCGCCGGTTATGTGGGGCAAGTTCAACTGGGATGAAGGATACTGGGATACGATCAGCAAAGATCTGACCGGCATCGGATATCTGCCGAACATCTGGGATTCAGATATTAAGGTCTGGAATGATTATACGTTCAAGCTGGACTTAGCGAAGGAGAAGTATTAATGGCTATCATTAATTTCGATTACAAAATCAAAGCAACGATCATTCCGGCATGGAACCATCCATTTGAGTTCGCCATCTATGCGAGCGTGATCCGCCCAGACGGTAGCCCTTACAACCACAAGGCATACGAAGGAAAATCGTTTGTCGGATATCGAAACGTAAACTACGATGAGAAAACCATGGTTACAACGGAAACTGTGAAAGAGCTGGCGGCAGAAGAAGTGGCCAAGCTGGAAGACGGAACGATCGTCGAAGAGTACTTCATTATGAGCCGGGATTCCTTCATCGTGGCTGTGAGCAAGGAAGATGGCAGCGAACCGGTTTATGCTTGGTATGAGGGAACAGCGCCGCAGCCAATCGATGTCGAAACCCGCTGGATTACATCCAGTCAGATTGACACGACTGTCAATGGCACAGAAGAAACCGCAATGACTATCAGTCGATCCGATCTGCAGGAAATCATCGAGCGAAACAGCGAGATTGAGTTTCCGGTCAGCTACGACATTCTGTCCATGGAAGTCGTCAGCAACAAAGAGAATGTGATTATGTTCCTGTCTACTGAGAACTTCTCGTTCCTGGGCGTTGATCTCCCGGTTGAAGTTATCAAGGTGTATGGCTTCGAAGCGCCAGCAATTGATTACAGCGGCGGCGAGATGAGCGCAGACCACATTGTTCTGACTGAGAAGACACAGACGCCGGTGACGATCGGCATCGTGGATGCAGGCCCGCTGGGTGTACAGTCCGAACTGATTCAGGCGATTGTCGCTGACCCGAAGGTGGCGAAAGCCGTCTCCATCGAGGTTGATCGCATCATCTTTGAAGGATTGAAAGAAGGACAGACGGAGGTTCGCCTGATGTATGCAGGCAGTGTGGTTGCTGAAACCCCGATCACGGTCAAACGTCCGGAGGTTAAAATCAGCACATCCCTGAATGCCGAGCAGCTATATGTCGGGCAAGCATTCGAAGTCCATGCTATGCCGGAGTATACCAATGGTACAGCCTTCAATCTGGATATCATTCATGCCGAAACAAGCAGTGCAACCGTAGAACGCATCGATCAATCCACGTTCCGGGTTACGCCGTTTATGGCAGGCATCACAGAACTGCAGCTGACCGCAATCAGCAAGAGTGGAGAGCAGCACCTTGCATGGATGAAGCTGCCGGTCTACGCCAAGCATCTGTATCGATTCCATATTCAGCCAGAAGAAGTAACCGCCGTTCAGGGCGATAGCCTGGCGCTTGCGGTCCATTACGAGAACACGTCTCCTGGGATGGAGCATGACGATACGCAGATTGAATGGTCGATCGTGGAAGGCGCCGAGTTCATTCAGATGCCGGTCACTACCGGACGGTCGATTACGATTGGCGGGTATGGAACGGGTCAGGTAAAAATCAAAGCAGCGGTCTACGATAACGAAGCCGAAGCGGTCGTCAACATCGTTGGACAGACGCAACCGATCCTTCACTTGTCTGAGCAAAGCGTCCTAATGATGCCTGGCGAAAAGAAGACCATCTATCCAACGATCGTTAACGATGACGGCCGGGTGCGGGCGATCAGCTGGGATATTCAGCAGACCGGCTGCCTGAGCATTATGGAGCAAGAAGGGAAGCTTTCCTTCGAAGCGATCGCAAACGGCAATGCGACGATTACCTGCAAAGCAGGAAACCTGCAGCAGCAATTGTATGTCGAGGTCTCTGAGCTGCGCATGCAGACGATGAGCATCGATACATCCGATGATTCGATTTACATTCCTACTGAGGATTCGCCGGAGCAGTGGGACGACATTCAGAAGCATCCGAACTATATTGAGAGCCCTGGTATGCTGACCAGCATGTATACCCGCACCAGCGGAGAGGAAGACCCGAACTACGCATTTCATTCTGGCATCGGAGATCAGGATGACCTGCAGGTGAAGAAGCCGCAATCGGAAAACATCGTCCAAGCATTCCAGTATGCAGCCCGTCTGCGCGGGAAGAAGAAACACTCAATCATGATCTATCCAGAATTGAACTTCCAGTACAGCGTCCAGTACAAGGGCGACTTGTATGTTACGTATAACGAATCGCCGTTCCAAGTGGACATCGATGCGTATCCGGCGAAGAAGTTTGAGTTCTCGATCAAAGAGGAGCGCAAGCTGGAGACGAAAAAAGATTATGAGGTAGAGATGTCCGTCACCGGACAGGTCAACAAGAAAGAGCTGCAGTACGCAGTCAACTGGAAAGCCAACGTTCAGCAAAACGACGAGGGCGATGTGAAGAGTCTGTTCGTCTCCGGTGGAGACAAAGGCGATTATATCGGTAGCGGTACGGCACTATCCTGGCGCCTTGGCAATGGATTCGTATACGACACCTACAACCTGAGCCGGTTCAGCGGCGTTGTGGCGAAGAAGTATTACTCTTACAAGAGCTATGAGGCCGAGTTCGATTACAAGCCGATCCCAGGCGACTCCAGCGGAATCGCGGATGATGACTTGATTGGACTCATCTTCAAAGCGAAGGATACGCGAAACTTCTACATGATGCTGATCGAGAACCAGGAGCGGGCGAAGAACTCCAACCGAGCTGGCGACAACCTGGATGGATTCAACATCTATACCGGCACACCTGAACAATGGGATGCCCTTTCTGTTCGCGGTGCGACCTACTCAAGCAACGAAACACAGTGGCGCATTTACAGCCAGAGCATGGGTTGGAAGACGCAGCACAGACGGATATACAAAGTCACCAATGGTGTTATGAAGCGTGTGAATGTAACCGACCTTGGCGGCGGCAACGGATGGGACTTCAATGTGAAGCAAAGCATGATGGTTCGTTCTATGGGCAAACACGTTGAGCTTTATGTTCGCCATAACCTGACCGACAACTACACCAAAATCTTTGAGTTTGATGCAGAATGGGAACAGGGAAGCTTCGGCATGTGTAACATCTCCCAAGCTGTGCAATTCCACGGTATCCGGGTTCGAGAGTGGAAGGAAATCGAAGGACGCGTTCCAGAGACCGGTTATGATTCCTACAGCGGCATCGGCACGAAGACGATCTCTTCGTCTGGTAAGGAGTATGTAAAGAGTAAGGTTATTGCCAAGCTCAGCAGCCCTTCGCAGAAGTACGAGATCACGGAGGTATCCGGTGAAGTCACGGACAGTTCTGCCGGCAGCATCACAGCAACCGTCACAGGCGCTGTCGTGGTTAAATCCAATAACCCAGCGAACGCCGGAGAGCCTATCACAGCCAAGTTCACGAAGAGCGGCCAGATCAACATCACGCCGGACAACTTCGACCTGAACAGCGCAGCTGAGGTCTACACCAATGCGAAAGAGTTCTTCAAGACGGAACTGGCCAAGTTCAAGAGCGATCATCCTGAAATGTCTGCCAGCAGCGTAGTGCCGACCTTTACACTTGTGAAGCCAGACCCAAGCGATGCAGAGAAGGACTTCACCCAGGAACGGCTGCTGATGTGGGAAAGCGAACCGGAGATTGCCACCATCCAGAAAGATTACGAGCATAACGTCTTTGCTTACGAAGGCTGGGTTGTAGGGCAGCCGCTGACCGACTTTGTAGGCGGCAAGTGGGCAACGTATACGCTGACCTTCCATGACAATGCCGGTACCGTTAATCCGAAGTATGATGCTTGGAAGTGGCAGACCAGTGGCGCAGTCAATGTTCACCATGATCCATCGGACGTGCTGATGCTGAAGACGACCGAATGGTATAAAGGCACGTTCCCGGCCGACATCCACAACGAAGGAATCGTCAACAGCGAGGAAGACAGCTATGTGGAGATTCCACCAAACCATGAGCATTACATCGAGCCGTACCTGAATACGCCGATGCCAGCCGTTTACGATAATGTCCATTACCTCTTGTATAAAGAGCCGATCGGAAAGCAGACATTTACCTGGATGTATTGGGAAAGCCAGCCGGGGGTTACAACCCGCAGCGGCAGCTTGCCAGTCAATCAGCTGACAGGTAAACCGATTATCAAGACCGACCGTCAGAACGACCGCGTTGTCGTGAAGTGTGATGAGGACCCGCGCTACATCCCGTATGTAACCGGAAAAGAAATCGGCTACGGCAAGGTGAACGGCAAGCGTCCATTCTTCGGAGATTCCGCAGGACGTGCAAGCATGGTGGGTGTGCCAACCGATACGGTCTACATGCCGGACAACATGGTCAACATCACCGGCCCGTATATCGAGGTCAGTGACGACCGCGTAAACTACGCCGTGGATGCTGGAACGAAGACTGTATCCTTCAGCTCCGACTTCAAGGATGCGTATGTCTGGTACACAGACTGGTATACGAATTGGCAGCAAGATGACCGCGGTTTCCACGCCGATTTGCAGACGACGACCGTCATCAGTGATCCGGTGGCCATCAATCCAGATGACCAAGATGACTACGATGAGAATGTATCGATCGAGACCGTAGAGGTTATCAGTGATAATCCATTTGTCTCCGTCTGGACAGAGCAAGCGGACGGCAGCTCCAGCGGACTGCTTGGAACATACTACCGGTATCCGCAGGAGACCGAGAACATCCTGGAGAAGTTCGTTGTCGGCGGCAGCTTCCAACTGAAGGAACAGGTCTTCACCATCGACGAAGCCGTAACGGCCGTTAATCGTCCAGGGCTTCCAGCAACCGAGACATTCATTCCCGGCAGTGCGCCGGTCAAGGGAACGATCGAAGCATTGGTCGAATCCGAAGTAACAACCGTGTACGTGCCATCCGGAAAGCCAATCCTCAAGATTGCGTCCAACTTCATGATCGATACCGGAAACAAGTATCCCGACCTGCTGGTGACAGCACCGAACGGAGAACAGTTTGGTATTAAATATATGAATGGAACATGGAGCGCAGCCGGCGCTACCGTAGCCGACAGACTCAGCTGCAGACAATATACGTATGCTGCAGACACGGGGCATGCCGAAGTCATGACATTCACATTGCCGATCGAAGGCACATGGAAGATCAGCGTATTCAACCAGGGGCAGGTGCCGACCACTTACATGGTGACGACAAACATTGCTTCGGACGTGCGCAAGACGCTGACGCTCAGCTACATTCCCGACCCGGATTCCGTTGTCGTGAAAGTGAACGGCACAGCCATTACCGGATTCGCCATGAGTGGCAAGGATTTAATTATCACTGCACCGATCGTGAATGAAGACGTCATCCAAGTTAATTACAACGCGGGTGGCCAGAAGATCAACGAGCTGCCAATGCAGACGGACTTCCCGATGTATGATGTGCCGCCGTACAAAGTACTCAGCGTCAGCAAGAACGATGTGGAGATTCCAGAGAGCACAGCGAACGGATACTTCATTGATGGACAGACCTTCAAGATCAGAGGAAGCTACGTTACGCCTGGCGTCATCCGGATTAAGTACGGCGTAGGTGAGATCGATAATACGTTCGATCTGGCGAATGATCCGCAGCTTTCCCCAGAAGTTTATCTGAACGGAGCGAAGCTGGACGAAACGAAGTACAGCCTGAACGGCCGCGAGCTGACGATCGACAAAGGATTGCTGATGCCGAAAGATTGGGTTCACGTTCAATCCTACAGAGTGACGAAACGCTTTGACCCACGAAAGGATAATTACCTGGGCGAGGTGAAGATGCAGCGCGTCGATCCATTCATCAATTTCAACTGGGGAACGCAGTCTCCGTTTACGGAAAGCCTTACCGCATCTCCATTTACCATGATGGCAGCCATCCCGGACCAGATTCACTTTGATCTGAATGTCGAGATGGAAATCAGCTATCCTTCCTCTGAGGTGATCGACACCAGCAATTTCACGGGGGTATGGAGCAAGTTCGATGAGAACGTAGGAGTAGACGTAGGGGATTGGCACGGGCCGCCAGAACCCGGCTACGACAAAGTAACCGACCTGGCGAATCAAAGCTACCGTTCCGGCTGGTATAACCCAGCACACGTCGATATGGCTGACTACGCATTCGAGTTCAAGGTGCAGGAGATCAACTCCGGCGACGATGATATGTACGGCGCCATCTTCCGGTTCAATCCGACCACCAAGAACTTCTACTCCTTCGAGTGGGATGCAAACGGCATGGATACAAAAGGGATGGCCATCTACCGAAACATTTGCACGAACCCGTCGCAGTATGGCACAGCTCTGCTGACGTATAACAAGGTGAAGCTGGCGCATCTGCCGGAGAACTGGCAGTTCGGCGCAAGTCAGATCAACAAGATCAAAGTGCGTGTTGTTGGTCAATCCATCAAGGTATGGACGAACGATGTGCTGAAGTTCGATATTGTGGATAGCGCGCCGGATGCTTTGATTGCAGGTGCATGGGGTCCTGTTACGATGTCTCAGCCGAAGACGTACTTCTGGGATTTCAGCGTATCGAAGATTCTGAAAGAGACGATCCGCAAACCGATGAGTGGCGATAAGACGAAGAGCCTGACAGAGACCGTCCGCACAGAAGAGATGATGGCAAACGATGCCCGCATGATTGATTTCTTCAGCAGCGAGCTTGCCGGATTCCTGAGCGCACATGGCTTCCAGCGCAGTGATGTCTCTCTGCAGTATTTCATCAAGAGCGATCGAAGCGACTATCCGGCACACTTCACGACAGGCGGTGTAGCCACCAGCAGCGATGATGCCAAAGTAGCGGCAACCGTTCTGACGAAGCCGACCTCGACACCGCAGCAGCCGGCATGGCTCGATTACCGGGAAGTCAATCGCGGATACCTGTCTCCGGATAGCTCCGTGGATGTGTACAGCCCTGATCAACCAGAGCCGTATATCGATCCGATTCAGCCAGTCGATGAAGGCAGCCCGAACGATGGATTCGCCATCAACTGGAAAGGCAGCATCTATGCGCCGGTGTCCGGCACGTACACGTTCTACGCTACAGCCGATGATGGATTCCGGCTTTGGATTGATAAGAAGATGATCATCGATAAGTGGGAGTTGCAGAACGGAATCACAAGCTCCGGCAGCATCGATCTGCAGGGCGGCAAGTGGTACGACTTCAACGCCAACTACTTCGAGAACGAAGAAGCAGCCAGCATAAAACTAGAATGGTCAAATCCGGCAACCAGCCGGGTGATGATCTCGCCGGACTTCTTCACACCGCGTCTGGGCTACAAAGTCAATGCCAGAGTGAAGGAAGCAACGCCGCTGCCGTGGAGTCCGATGATCCACAACGGATATTACTACTTCAAAGATAAGGAACATTACCTGTACGCCGATAAAGTCCGGCACGTCAAAACGCCGGTTGATCACCAGCTGCTCGTGCAGCCACGGCCGCAGCAGGGCGCTCCGCTGATTGTGCGAGATAACGAGGGCAACCTGCTGCGCAAGACAGCATTCTACGAAGAGGTGTTTAATGAAGATGGACAGCTGATCGATATCCAGCAGACGCTCACCTTCAAGGAAGAGCTGACCGGCAACGGCTACAGCAAATACTTCCTGACGTATCGAGGAATCGATAAAGACAGTCTTGTTGTCAAATTGAATGGCGTTACAATATCGGCAGATAAATATGTATTCGATCCCGAAAAATCATCGGTTCAATTCATGAACAATGTTGGAAACCATGATATAATGAACTTCGAATACAGCCTGATGTACAGCTATTTCGTGGATTACAATCACGACCCGGATAACGATGTGGCCAAGATCGTGCTTCACCCGAACTACGATCCGCAGAAGATGACCGATATGGAAATCATCTACGAAGGCGACGCCTACAGTCCGTACTACCGGGCGAAGGAAATCGCACTGAATCCGATCCTGACGCACAACCACAAAGGCTTCCTGTACCTGACCAATAAGATTCTGGACACACCAAAATCGGTTGAGATCAGCGTATCACCGAAGACCCTGGCTTCCGATGGACTGGGCAAAGTGCTGCTGACCGGCAAGGTGCTGGACAAGTACAACAACCCTATCCAGAACAAAGCGGTGGACGTGTACCGGGACGGCAATCTGATTTACAGCGGACCAACGAACCGCGCCGGTGAAGTATACGTTTACGATAAGCCAGTGCCGCGGGCGGATATGATCAGCAATTATCAAATCATCTGCGAAGACCTGAATAACCAAGCTCTCCTGAACTTCTACGCACCGAATGTACAAGATCGTTATTACCTGGAGCTGAAGACCAGCAAGGCAGCAATCCAAGCTGGCAAGGATGACCAGGCAACGATCTATATTACACTCCGGAACGAGAACTGGGAGAACATCGCCGGCGAACAAGTAACCATTGCCTGCCGGAATACGAAAGGCGAGACGACCACATCGCAAGCCATCACGAACAGTTATGGCCAAGTGGAGTTCACCCTTTCTGCTGTCGATGAGCAGCAGGGCAACATCGTCATCACTGCTTCATATCAAATGAGCGGAGAGACGGCAAGCAGCTTCATCTATCTGAAGGTAATAGGGGCGTAACAACCCCTATTGCTTTTTACATAGGTGAATACGAGAGGAGACAACCCGTGATACAAGATTACTACCGCATCCTATGCAGCATCACCGTGAAAGACCAGCCCGACCTGAATCATACCTTCGTATACAACGATCGATTTGCGCTCAATGAAACGATGAACCAGGCGGCGATCGGCCAAACACTGGCAGCCGGAAAGACGATGGAGGACATGTTCCAGCAGACCATCACTGACTATGCGCAGCAGTACGGCATCCGTATCGAGAACATTACTTCCCGCGAATACATTATTAGTTCCGGCAATGCCGATGTATCCACCGTGTTTTATAAAGATGGCGTGGAGAAAAGAATCCGGACGACAGACGGCAGCATGAAAGCCGTAGCGTATTATCATCAAGACGAGAAGCTAGGCTACGGACTGGATCTGTTCGAGTTTAACGATTCCCTGCCGAACGGCAAACTGTCGCTGCGTGTCGGGCAGCAGGTGCCAACTGGCGACGTAAACCTGGCCTACATCCACAGTCCGCGCATCAGTGCGGATGAGAACGTGTCCTTGATCGATACGTCTTCGGTCAACGAGAACGTCATCCCCGTGGATCAAATCGAATCCCTGGTGGTGCCGGACGGCAATGGTGTCCTGTCTTATGTAGACATCACTTCTGACAGCGAGCCGATCGTCATGCGGCCACCGTACAGCCGGTTCCCATCCCAGAACATTAACATCACGCGCCGGTTCCTGCAGAACGAGACAACCGTATCCAATGCACTGTATTACAAATTCGAACTGAAATACCATTACGACAGCGATCCGGGTGAGCCAGGGAAAGTCGTCCGCTACACCGGCAGCCAAATTCAGTTGACCGATGAGAACGGAAACCTGCTGGGGCCGGAGTTCAAGCGCCTGATCTATGCACAAGCCACCGAAGAGAATCCAAAGGTATACTGGGTGAAGATTTATATTCAGAACAATACGGATGAGGAGCAGACCTTCAAGGTGCGCTACAACCACGTCGAGGAGCCCGCTTCCGATGAGGAGCTGCACAGTACAACCAAGACCGTCGAACTGTATTCCAACCAGGGCAACGTTGGCATGATCGAGGGCGGTAAGCTGCGGGTCATTAACGGCATCGGCGCCTACGAGCGTGTAACGGCTGATGACCTGAAGGCAGCAGAGGACATTCAGGAAGTGTATGCGATCGAAGAATATCCAGATAAGGACGGATATAAAATTACGGTACCACAGCGATCCATGAATGACCCGAGAGCCCGCAACGCATTCAACTACCGATTGTCCGCCACCTTCAAAGATGATGTCGGCAATGACCGCACACTGACGTTTGGATATGTCAGTGACTGGACGATGAATGCAGACGCTCTTCTGGCCCACGAGAAGCTGTCTTTCACCGGAGAGTATAAAACCCTCGGCGTCAACATCGGAGCCGGATACGTAGACGCACGCAGCCTGATTGAATCGATTATGCCGATAGACATGCCATCGCTTCCGATGGATGCTATCTTTAAAATCGAGGATGCCAGCGGCAACCTGCTCTACACCACGCAGACAGCAGCCGACAATGGCTCCGTGGAAAGCATCGTAGCCCAGAGCGGCAGCAGCCCAGCACAAGCCAAATCGAATGCAGTGACTGCGCCATGGACAGGAGCCAGCGGCAGCAACGTCAAGCTGAAGAACAATCCGATCGAACATCGGGTGACAGTCTATCCGGAGCGGCAAAAGAGCGAAGTGGACTTTGCCTGGGAAGCCAGCGGGCAGGGAGAGATCATCACATCTCAAAGCTACAAGGGGCGGTGGAAAGTCTGCCAGAACATCACGATCGAGCAGAAGACGACAGCCAAAGCGATCGACGTGTTTACCGGCTGGAAGTTTATCGGTACTGACGCTACGCGCGGCAAATGGGAATACAACAAGGCACGGGATGTACTGCTGCTTACGAACAACGTGGTTGAGGTCAGCGGCTATTATAATGGCGATCACATGTCTAAAGACGATTACGTCTTCTCCGCATGCGTCACCGTCAACGACCAGAACGATGATGATGTGATCGGCATTCTGTTCCGAGTGAACAGCGATACCGAATACTACGCCTTCCTCTGGGAGAAAGACCAGCTCATGCGCGAGCCTGGCGCGAACGGTAACGGTGTCGGCCGCATCCTGGTGGATCAGCGCGGCGTATCTGCGGTGCTGTATTACAAGAATCCAGACCCGAGCAAGTTCAACGGGGCTTACGAGCATGAAACCAACATGACGACCTACATGTCCAATTACGGATTCAAGAACCGGAAGAAAGGTATCTTCAAAGCGAAGAGAAGCACGCTGCCGCCTTACTCCGATGCGCTGCATCCTAATTGCCAGTACAAGTCTGACAAGACCAAATCATCCTTCGAGAACATCACGGCCAGCACCAACTACAACGCAAAAGGCTGGGTGCCGGGCGAGACGTACAAGATCAGAGTCGTGGTTGCCGGCAGCAAGTTCCAGGTATACATCGGCAACGATACATCAGACGAAGCCATCGGCACACTGGTTTGCGAAGCGACAGACACCACCTACAGCAAAGGCTCCTACGGCATCTGTAACATCTCCCAGGAGAATGCGCTATGGTCGAAGCTGAAGTTTACCGAGCTGGACGTTCACGAGATGTGTACGGATTGGACGGATGTAACCCTGACCAGTAACGACTGGGTGCAGGTCTCCGACAAGAAGCCAGCCGACATTCTGAATCCCATGATTGAGAAATATATGCAGGATACCTACGGCGGCAAGATGCCTTACACGGTAACAACACCAAGCGTGATTGGTGATCCAGCAGACCTTCGGGCAGAAGTGCGAAATGACGGATATATCTGGGCGGCGACCAACAGCAACGAAGCGGGCGGCACGATCAGTACGCCGTGGAAAACCAGCGACAACCGGAAGAATATCACCGGGACCGGTAAAGCTGTTATGCGAGCAGACGGCGTAATGCAGGTGACACTGACTCCGCCGAACCTAACCCGGGATGCCATTCCTTCCGAGGTACAGAACTTCAGCTGGAGTCGTATCTGGGTAACGAGTGGCGAGGGAGTCAGTATCCGGATTAACCGGGACAACACCGTATCTGCAGATGTAGACATTCCACCGATCCTGCCAATTGGCGCACCGATTACGCTGCCAGCAGAAGGCACCGACAAGATTTATAAGCAGGAAGGTATGAAGTCCATGGGGCAGCTGTTCGGCAGCGGCAACATCCTGGAGAAGCTGGGCATTCCAGCAGACGTGCCAGCCGGTGAAATCCTGCTGCGGATTGAGCGCGGGGACGCGGCGGGCAACAACCGGGAGAACCGGGTCAACTATCGCTGGCATTATACCTGGCAGAAGCGAGAGTACTTCGAGGTCGATCAAGCGAACCACGGTGTGAACCGCATGCGGATGAAGAGCATCCTGCAGCCGGGAACAACCAAAGTGATCGACGGTCTGACTGCGGACTTGGTAGCATGGACGACATTCGAGGAGTTGGAGTCGGTACCGGTGCTGGCCATCAAAATTGATGATGATAAAAAAATAGAAATAGAGAAGCCCAAGGTCGAGCAGGCGAACACCGAGATCGACAACTGGTACGTGCGAGTGAAGAATGGCCGAGTGAAGAAACGCCTGATCCTGCCGTACTATGAAGCAGGGGAGAAGGTTCCGCAATTATACGTGTCCTATCCAGAGCTGATCGCTTATGCGCCAACAAGCCCGGACGAGCGCAAGGAAATCATCATGGATTACACCGTGCCGGAATACGGCAACCAGGAGTTCTACAATCAGCCGGTCGTCCTGATCGACAGAGAGCATCCTGTCATTCTGAATGACAAGGCGATTCAGGTAGGCTTTACGCCGATCGCACTGGCTTCGGAAGCCGGGGTGAGTTACCTGGAGGTCGAAGCGATTCGGATGAATCAATCCCGTAAGCTGCGCGTCTCCGACATCGATGCGAAGAAAGGCATCGTCTACCTGCACGATAAGATTCGGGATCAGGATGAAATCGTCGTCTGGTATGCTTACGTCGAGGACTGGTACACGTACCGCGGCTTCAACCGAGATAACCAGTTCTTCCATCTGGATCTGAATCCAAGTCCAGGACACCGCTTCACGATGGCGAAGGACGGCTTCCACGAATGGGTGCCGGGCGATATCCCGCTGCGGGAATCCTACACGACCACCGAGGAGCAAAGCAATCAGCTGCTGGTGCGGCAGATGCACGTTTACCTGCGACCGACTTCCATCTGGATTCAGCAGGAGTCTGGCGCACAGCTCATCAGCGGCACGACCCGAAGCCAGGCGATCTTCCACACCGACGACGCCTACTGGTTCGAACCGGATGATTACAACTACGATCCATCCATGCTGCGGCTGGGCAAAGTCACCGTGCAAGCAAATTCCAACCTCAAGAAGGATGTCGTTATCATGGACACCCGGACCCGGGGTGGCGGACTGGACGAAGCCCTCTCCAAAGCGGTGATCGCCAAAGTCAATCGCGAATCCTTGTACCACTGGGATATCGGCTACTTTGATGGCGAAGCGTATCAGGAGAACGGCGTCATTGTTATCCGGCTGCCGCGAAGCGTCCTGACCACCTTCAGCGAATCCGAAGTGCAAGCAGCTGTGGCCAAGCATAAAGGATACGGTATCCTGCCGATCATTGAGTATTACGATCCGCAGCCGAATGACCTGAACGTACTGGGCAATCCGGAGTTCTTATACGGCAAGCACCTGGACGAATATAGCGCCAGCCTTTCGAGCGGACTGTATTTCATCAACCAACAGGACCTCGGCACCGGAGATAACTCTATTCTGCAGATCGAAGAAGGCGGCGTATACGGAGTGCTGCTGTCCGCTTCTAAACTAGATTACAGCGACTACACGCTGGATATTAAAGCGAAGAAGATGGCGGGCGCAGCAGACCGGTCAGCAGCACTGATAAGGTATGTATATAAAAATGGAGAAACGGCCGAGGTGCCAATGGCGATCGTGAACAGCGAAGAGTGGATGATTTACACGGCTGACATTCTGAATGACGGAGATGTCGATTCGATTATCATCCAAGTCAACCGCGATGACAGCGGATCTGCAATCGGCGGCTTGCAAGTAGACTACGTGAAGATGTTCCCTAAATTTACGGAGATTGAAGGCGTAGAACTTATAGAAATGTAACACGTTACATGTTAAGATAATAAACAGCAGCTCGCTCTTTACTGCGAGCTGTTTTTTTATAAGGAGGCCAAAGTATGCCAATCTCGAATACTAAAGATGTCATTCAATTTGTGAATGGCCTCGAAACGAAGATCAACGGTCTGCAGCAGGATATGACGGATTGGGAGAATAATAAAATCCAAATCCTGAGCGCCCTGCCACAGATCAACATCAACCGCACCAATGCGATCAGCGCGATCGTTAAGGCGGAGGATGCACTGGCCGAGCTGAACACGGCCACTTACGGGGTTGTTGCTGCGAAGGGACAGCGCCTGAAAAAACTGCTGGATGACCTGAAAGCCCAGGTAATCGAAATCGCAGAGAACGCCACCGGTAAAGGCGTGGACATTGATCCGTATATCAAAGACGAGATCAACAACGCGATTGCCAGTGTAGACAGTTCAATCAGCGATGGGCTCAAGCTGGACTACCGCATCCGGGAGCTGCAAGCCGTAGCCGAAGAAGGACAGAGTTTCGCAGAGAAGGATATCATCCTGCCATTCAATTACAAGAGCGAGTTCCCGCTGAATCACTACGAAGTGCAGCTTGCTCCGCAGGAAGGCGTGGAATATGTAAAAGGAGATGTGACGGTTCTTGATGCCAAAGGCGATCGAGTCGTGCTGGGCACCAATCAGGAAGCGATCACAGGAACCGTTTACGAAAGCGGACTGATCATCCTATCTGAGTCTCCGAAGGTGCCTGTCACGCTGGTTTATCCGGCACGACTGAACTTCAACAATGTACCGGAAGACTTCCTGTATTACACGCTGCAGATGATGCTTACGAAATCCAGCCCGACGCTTACCTTTGTTCAGCGCATGGAAGCTGTCGTGACCGAAGTCGTCAGCGACATCAAGCAGATGAAGGGAACGAACTGGACGGCGGACTACTCCATCGCTCGAAACCGGAAGGACATTCTTCTGGAAAGCATTACACCGAAAGGCCTGCAGGTCGAAGTTCAAAACGGAAACGTCCACGCGATGTTCAGCTACAACGATCATCCGAATCTCAGCCACTTTGTGCTGGAGAAATTGAATCCAGATACGAACGAGTATGAGCCGTTTGACGGACAGGCAGGAGTCGTCTCCAAATAAGAAGGCAGCCGTACTGGCTGTCTTTACATACGAAAGGAGGATAAGTATGTTGAAAACCCTATGCAAGATACCAGCCTTTTGGCTTTTGTTTTCGTGGAACATTGGACTGGCTCTTCTGCTCGTAGTCGCCACCTATAGATTTATGCTTTGGATCGTCGGATTCTGGACATGCAACTTTTGCAATGAAAGATATTGGGCGAACGCAGGCAAACATCGTGTGACGGTTACGAAAAGCGGGATGGTAATGGGTCCATACTGCGATGAGTGCCACGGTATTTTTCTTGAGTCGATCACAATCAAGCCCCCACCAAAAGGACACTCCTCTATTAAACCACCACAACCGAGAACAGGAGAGTAATCATGTCTAATTATTTAGATCAATTCCTGTCCACGCTGCCGCAGACCCAGAGGCAAAAGCTCATGGAGCTTCTGGAGCTGAAGCAGAAAGAAGGATATATCAAAAGCGATACCGAGTTTCAAGCGGAATTGGAGCGGCTGCTGAAGCAGTTGGATTCCACCAACGCCACGCCAACCTTTCAGGCTCGGCATCAAACCGGCAAGACAGACTCGAAGGGATACAACAGCAACCTGGAGGAGATTGCTTTCGATCTTTCCACGCTGTTTGCCGCGTCGAATCAGATTGATAGTCTGATGAATGATAACCAGCGGCTGGCCAGATCGATGCTGGCTGACATCCGCAAGAAGATATCGGCACTGAATGCCGAAGTTGATAAGCAGACCCTGATCATGAAAAATACAGATGGGTTTGTGGAAGGCGTCCATGAGCAATACAAAGCACCGCAGTATACCGAGACCGACGAAACCAATCTGGCCATCCTGCGCAAGGATCGGTACGGACAGTTTCTCGCCAGCAAATACGGAGCCGAGATTGTCAGCGATGCGCTGCAGCTGGCTTCCTTTGAGACGATCGACCAGCTGAAGAACCCTTACGGCCGGAAGCTGGCATCGATTCAGGTGCTGAACCGAATCGGCACCGTAGCCACAAATACGAACAACCCCATCAACAATGCGATCGATGGCTCCCAGGAAACTTTCTGGGCAGAAGTCATTCTGGCTGACGATGTAATCACGCAGGACATCAGCGACCTGTGGACGCACGACTATGAAGGATATGAAATGGATGGGGCGATGTGCGAGCTGGAGATTCAGCTTAACGGCATCACTACCGTATCCGAAATCTCCTTCGATCCGTATGCGTCTTACCCGCTGGAGATTGTGGCCATCCACGGCTATGAGTCTTCGGACTACGCCGGAAAGACCTACAAGCTGGTGACTCCGGATCACGAGAATCCATACCAGCGCAGCAAGAAGTCGGTCGGTCAAATGACATTCCAGTTCCCATCGGTGGACATTGCGAAGCTGCGCATCCTGGTTCGTCAGGAGAACTACATCAAAGAGAACTACCTGGTGAATGTGGATGAACAGAATAACATGGAACTATGGAATAAAATTGCCGGCAATGCAGAGCTGCAGCGTCTCGGTACCGATGCGATCGCAGACAAGCGGGAGCCGGGGGAGAGTATTGCAGAGTTCGATAAAAAGAATCAACTGACCGGCTGGAGCCAGTACCTGAGCGCCCTTCAAGATTGGGCAGCCAAGCAGGGCGATAAAGCCAAGTCCGTACTGAGCGCAGCCAAGAGCGCCATGGAGCAAGTCCGCATGGGCAATTACCAAAACCCGATGATGCTTGCGCTGCGATCAGTGAGCGCCAATATGAATGAAGCGGCCGCGAGCGAAGGCACACTCAGCCAGCAATACATCGCAGCCAATAAGCTGTCGTACCTGTACGGCTTCTACAACATCGGCATCACCGGGCGGAAGTATCTGCCGCGATCAATCTACGTCTCCGAGGGGCTGCCGGTATCCGGCAACGTGAAACGTATGTCGCTGACCACCGAAGAGAAGCACCATGATATGGATTTAGAGAATGGGGACCAGGCACGGATCACCGATATCGAGTATTACATCAGCTACAAGAAGAATCCGGAGCCGACTGCATGGATGCCGATCATGCCGGCGAACAAGGATTACGTCAAGGGAGAGCTGCTGCTCGGCAGCACTGTAGGCGGAGATGATTACCTGCTGCAAAACACGATTAACTTCAGCTTCCGCTTCCCGGCTATCTCGAAAGACACCGTGACCGTCCGCAGAGACGGCGTGCCGATCGGCGGGGAGCAGTACGTCATCACTGATGATGGAAAACGCATCGGGATCCGGCAGACGTATTACTCGGCATCAAGCATTTACACCGTGGACTACAAACCAGCGAACGAAGCGTACTTTGTGGATGTGGATGCTGACAAGGTGCAGCCCATGCAGTATATCAATCCACAGGGTGAGACTGGCGAATACTTCAATGCGGTGAGCGCCAACAACACGGTCACGCTTCAGCATATCCCGTATGTGTACCGGAGCGAAATCTTCGACTACAATTCGCACGATGACCGCTATACGCAGGACAGCAGCCAACTGAGCATGGATAAGCTTTACTATCCGGTGATCGTCCGGGTCGGCGGCGTAGAATACCAGAACATTACAGACTACGCCAGCGGAACCTACGATAAGAACCGGCTGCAAAATGAAAATGATGGAAAGAACTTTGCACAGATCGGCAACACGCTGTACTTCCCGATATCCGCTTTTGACGGTGAGCTGAAGAACATTACCGTGGACTATTACTATCTGACAACAGACGTTCGATTGAAAGCCATCCTGCGCCGCAATAGCGCCGGCTACGAGAGCGTTACACCGTCTGTCTATAGTTGGTCTATCCGTTGCCAGACTTACGATCAGGAGGTAAGAGATGAGTGAGCCTATTAAGAATAACTCGCAGCTGCTCTATGAGCAGGCGAAAGCCCAGTTCGATGCAGCCCATGCTGCATTCAATGACGGCAGCATCAAGACCAACACCAAGCTGATTCAGAATGTCTTCCAGGCATTCGAAGCCTTCTTCACGTCGATCGGCCAGCCGCAAATGATGCTGCGGCTTGCGCCGGAAGGCGGGCCTCCATGGTCGGAAGATTACAATAACATGATGGACGAGATCAAGCGTGACCTGGTTATGATGTATCAGGAGATCGATATCATCGGACGTGCGCTATACACCGACTTCAACCACAACATGGTGCAGCAGAGTATTCTGCAAAGCAAGTTCAGCGTCATTCAGGATAAGCTGAAAGACCTGCAGCTGCTGTCTTCCAACATGCAATCGAACGGGAAGATTACCTTCCGCCGCAACGACTTCGTGAACAACGACAAGATCGACTACGACCGGACGACCGGCAATGCTGCCAGTATCAACAACGGAATCGTGACGCTGCCGCAAACAGACAGCATCAACCTGAGTCAGAGCGCACAGGTAACGATCATTCCCGGAAACAAGACGTATGACAGCTTCATCCTGGGTACAGAGTCCAACGGCTTCCCAGGGAACAACCACGAGGTGACAGTCGGTGCCGGCAACACCCAGAACGATTACACGTACCAGTATGTCGGCGGCAAGAACAACCACGCTGCCTACGGTGCGGTACTGGATGGTAACCCCGACACCTGGTTCGAGTTCGAACTGGTCAACGTCCGCGATCATGATAAACAGAACGTGGCCAAGAATCTCGGCTTCGATTATCAGGTGAATGGAAATCAAAAATTAAAATGGGCTCGGGATCCGGACAACGGTGTGCTGAAGCTGCACATGCAGATCGTCCTCGACGAAGCGTCTACCGTGAATGCGATCGACGTGGAGATGTACACGCCGCCGAACCAGGGGGCGAAGACGGCCATCGTCAAAGACATTCTGATTTCAGATGGCAGCGGCGTACCGGTATCGGTTATCGGGGCAAATAAAAAAGATGATGATTATATATTCCACTTCTCGCCGCAGAAAGCGAAGGTCATCTCCGTACTGTTCGAGCAGAAGACCAAATACTATACCGACATCGGTCATGAGTATTATGAGCAGAATCAGCAGACAGGCGGCGATGTGGATTACGCGATGAACACCGTCACCAAGCAGGTAAAGCCCGGCTATCTGCCGCGCGTAGACGGTCCGCTGGTTGCCCTGCAGGATATTGGAGTCGAAGTCAGCGTGAAGGACTCCAGCGTCGAAGCCTACTATCCACTGCAAGGTCAGGATGCTTCTGGCGCTATCTTGGATGATGTGATCACATCCCTATCAAGAGGGATCACCCAACAGACCATCGATATTGGCACAGAGCGCTTCGAGGGCTGGCGCTACTGCATCGGAATCCGTGGGATTAACATTTACTCTTACGAGTATGAAACGAGCGGAGAGATCGTCACAGAGCCGTATTACTTCGACCAGCCGCTGGAGAAGATTACGCTGTCTGTGGACGAGGATAATCCACTGATGATTGAAAGTGCGGAACCCGGCACGGAGTACAAATGGATTAAGTATTTTGTGTCCATCGATGACGGAGCCACCTGGTACCCAATCTCGCCACTGGAGCATCAGGAGTACAGCGCAGGCGGGAAAGAAGCGCCGCCAAAAATCTACACTGTCCAGCAAGTGGACAAATCCAGTCAGGCGCTGACCAATAAGGCAGGGTATATCGAATCTGAATATCCAGTATACAGCCTGCGACTGAGAATGCTATTCGAACGACCGGAGGATGAGCAATGACGCAGAAAAATAAAACACCACTCTTAAAAGGATTCACCATCAAAGCTTATACCGGTAGCGTCCCTTCTGACAGTGAAGCTTCCCTGCGACGAGCAGCAGGGGAGAAGGACACCGGCACCGAAGTTACTGACCCGCCCTACTTCCCACCAACACCACCGAACCCAACCGACCCAGATGCGGGCGGCGGAAGCGGGGGAGGGAGTAATCCCGGGAATCCTGGCGGAGGTGGCGGCGGCAGCACCCCAGGTAATCCTGGAGGCGGCACCGACCCTTCTAATCCGGGCGGCGGCGATAACGGCACACCGGGTACGCCAGGTAGCGGAGAAGAACCAGACGATGATCCGTCCGATGGCGTATCTGCAGGCGGCAAGGTGACGATCCGGATATTGGAGAGAAAAGATAGTCCAGATAAGTATTGCTTGGGCATCGACTATCCAATCAAGGTTACAGCTAAAGCGCATGGTGATTCCCGACTGATTAAAGTCGTGCTGAAGTTCAAGATCGGCAAGAAAGGTTCTGCCGCTCGTACAGAGATTCCATTTAAGGAATACAACTATGCCGGCAGCACAGAGGAAGCCATCACAGATAACATAACGCTGGCCCAGCTTACCGAATGGGGCGTAGTGAAAGATACGTATCTGCAGCTGGTGGCCACGGCTTACTCACAGGACGGAGAGTCTGCAACGACAACAGACTTCGTATACTTCGTTGACTGTAATGAAGAGGATGATCCAAATAAGGATTCTGATGGGGATGGCATTCCAGATAAAGACGACCCGAATCCAAATCAGCCGGACGAGCTAAAGGTAACGATCACGCCAAAGACGACCGAACTGTGTTACGGTGACGACCTGATGGTATCCGGCGTCGTGGATGGACCGTATCCGATTACGAAAGTGGTTATGCTGGTTAACGGCAGCGCGATCGATGAAAGTACATCGGGCGGCGGTACAGCACCAACGAATCCCACACCAACGAATCCGACAACACCGCCAGCAACGAGCAATGGCATCAGCTACTTTGTAGACGGATCCGTATCGCCATCGAGCATCAACCAGGATTACTGGACAGGCAACAAAGCGTTCAGCGGCAATGTACAAATTACAAATGGATATATTTATCCACTGACGATCGAGCCGAACTTCTTCAAAGGACGCAACGAGTGGTTGGACTTTATGGAAGCCGTCCGACAGAAGCTGGCGCCGGGTGAGGATGCCATCTACAGCAAGAGTGACCTGACCATTCAGAGCTTCCACGCTTTCCTTTGGAAGATGCACCAGGATAACCTCAAGGGCCTCGTGACACTGCCGCAGCCGTGGAGTAGCTTTAAGTCTTGGGCGCAGACAAACCTCCCGGGGCTGACCACGCTGCAGCTGGGCAGTATCTATGCGACCTACAAGATCAAGAACATCTGCTTCTTCTTCAGCAGCGCGAGTGCTTACCTGGATGGAGACATCATCGATACGCTGTCTGACCTGGTGGCGAAGACGAACACCTACACGTACCACTGGATCGACTTTAACGACATCAAGACGAATCCGAGTGTTGCTGCATGGGCCAAGGACGGAGAGCTTCCGCAATTCTATTCTTATATTAATTTTGAACCTGATGCCCTGAACGCCAGCGTGATTAACCTGATGGCGCACCGGCCAACTGATTACACGTCGAATCCATCTACTGATCAGAGTGATACGCTGACCCCGCTGGACGTATACAAGAGCTACTGGCTCCCAATCGGCAGCTTGGGCAATGCCGACCTGTACACACTGGATCAAAACCAGGTCGTATGCCGGCCATACATTGCCGGAGAAGTCGCCATCCACGAAATCGGACACGCCGTTGCGTTCTACGGAGCAGACTACTACACTTCCAATGCTGGCCATAAATACGCCAGCGACATCGGCCTGAACCTGCACGACTACAAAGAGTGGCAGGAGATCAGCGGGTGGGATGCGATCAACTGGTCTGGCATGAGCCAGTATTACAAGCTGAAGAAGAGCAGCGCTGGCACCAAGCTCGACAATGGCAAGGAAGCCCCAGTTACAGCCTACGGATGCACACAGCCGGCAGAGGGCTTTGCAGAAGCTTACAGACTGTATATCATCAACCCGGGTTTCCTGAGAGCCAACTTCCCGCAGCAGTTCGCCTTCATGGAGAAGTACGTCAAGAACCTGAAGTCGATTGGTCCTGTGAGCACGGCCAGCATCGAAAGCACAGGCGAGACAATTGTCATCGATGGATACCACAGCCCATTCTGGATGGCCACATCGCCGTATGAACAGACGTTCAATTTCCGGTACCCGACACTGGATTGGGAAGTCGGAGACAGTTTCGTGGTTGAGGTGAAGGCTTACGACAGCGAAGGCAACGAAGCATCTGACAGCATGACGGTGACAATCAAGGACTGCTCCATCGATCCGAACGGGCCAACCGTGAGAGACTGCTTGATGTTCGATACGCTACATGTCGAGTATTACGATGCCAACATCCAGGATATTAAGAAGTTCGATATCCCTGCCGACTGGCTGCCGTATGAGATCGATAACGGCGATGGTGCAACGGCTATGTTCGGATGGGGCGACGACAACACGATTGCCGCATGGTTCCGAGACGGCGGAAACAATACCGGCTACGGATTCCAGCTGAGTTCCATCGGGATTAACTATCTGGATGAACACAATAATGCAAAAACGGCATGGGCAAACAGTATCTTCTTCCAGTCCGAAGGCGTGAAGAACAGTGAGCGTATGATTGGCGATCCGGCTGAGAAAGACAACAGCCGCTGGATTCAGCAGATCAAAGCATACGGCAACTACAGCATGAGTCCATCCCTTGGATACAAAGGGGACTACGTGAAGTTCTCGTTCCCGAATGAGTTCACGACGAACCAGTGTCCAATTAACAAAGACGTCATTGATCCGGAGAATGCCGGACCGAATACGGATGACCCAACCAGCCCGGACGTGCCGCCATACGACCCAACAAAGAATCCGGTGCGAGACTGCCTGCTGCTGGACAAGATCATCTTCCAGTACTACAGCGACGTGGATAATCAGATGCAGACGAACATCGTGCCGCTGGAATGGCTCGTCACCCAGGAGCTGACGGTTCCAACAAAAGCCGGAGACGTGCGGTTGGTCGCTGGATGGTCGGATTACTACAAAGGCGTGTCGCTGCTGATCCGGGGCGCAACCGGCGTGAACAATATCCAGCTGACCGGTATCGGGGTCATCTTCAAGGATTACTATGACCGGACACAAACGGCATGGGCAACGGATATTAACTTTAAAACGGCTGGGGTAAAACGGAAGGAGTGGATGATCGGCGGGCCGAAGACCATGAGCAATCTGCCATGGGTAGCAGAAGTGCAAGCCGGCGATTACAGCAACGCACCAATCATCGGCAAGACAGGAGACTTCGTAGTAAGTAAGCACGTTGACCTGTTTACAAATATGGTCTGCTCCATCGATCCGATTCACAACTCTGACCCTGAGACAGGCGCAGGGCGTGATCCGAAGCTGGAGATTACGGAGCCATCCTCGAATCCAACTGTTATCGAACAATGTAATACGGATTCCCTGACGATCGGCGGCTTTGCTGAAATGTTCCCAAGCGTTGCAAACATCAAAGCGACCTATCGGGGCAGCCAGGTATATAGCCAAGATGGGGATGAAGTACATGAGGACTTCCGCTTTACGATTCCATCATCGGCATTCGGTACCGGTGGCGGCACAACCACGGACAACGGCAGGGCTGACATTACGTTCCTGATCGACTACTCCGGCAGCATGTCGGCACCAATCGGCAAAGTGGCAGACAACCTGGCCGTATTCATTTCAAGGCTGCAGGCCGACAATGTAAACTATCGCCTGGGCTGTATCCAGTACAGCGAAGTCAATGACGGGCAGCCGATCGTGAAGATTGGCCAGACCGACAATGCAGACAACTTCATCAGTATGTTGCGGTCGATTGCAGTCAGCGGCGGCGGCGACACGAACGAATCCGGGTTGGAATCGATCATGGACCCGACCAATGGCGCACTGACCTACGGCTTCCGGACAGGAGCAGCAAGGCACTATATCCTGCTGACGGATGCACCGGTTCATGATAAAGACGGGGATGGTCGCTCTGTGTATGGCGTTACACAAACAATTAATAAACTGAAAGAAAATAATATCAAGCTGCACGTCATCGGGCCTATGAGCGGTGAGCCATACAACCAGCTGAAGCCGATGGCTGACGCAACAGGCGGACAGTACGTAGATATCATGGGTAACTACGGCAGCCAGCTGCAAGGCATCTCTGGCCAGATTTCTGAAGACGCTGGTGAGCTGAACTCCGGCAAGGTCATCATCACGGCTACCGGCGCAGATGGCAGAACACTGACTCGGGAGATTCAGATCAACGTACACGATTGCAGCGTGCCGGCGCCAGCACCGTCTCCGGATGAAGGCAATATCGAAAACAGCTACGACATGCTGTTCCGGCTCCGCTGGGGTGTGGCTCCGGGAACAGAAGCATCCGACTTTGACTTCCATGCTTTCCTCGATCGGGATTCAAGTAAGCATCTATTCTACAATTCCCCACCGGATGCACAGTATCCAAACTATAAATCCTATGTGGAAGGCACCAATAAACTGTACCTGAACTATGATTACACGGCTCACCGAGCAGGGCAGGATGATCCTTGGTCCAACCAGGTAGAGATCATTACCGTTGATGGCTTTGTCGGCCGGGTGTTGACGCTTGTCGTGAATCACTACCAAGGGGCAAAAGCAGAGCAGCTGGATCGATTGCCGCAAGTAGAGATCGTGAATGCAGCAACCAATAGCGTTCTGCAGGTTATCCCACTTGCAGCAGAGGATTTCAGCGGAGGCTCCGTTGCTGTATGCGACATCCTTCTAAAAAGCGCTGGTCAAACGAAGCTCTCCGACATTACAATAAGAAAAGAAAAACACAACAGTATATATCCATGATATGAGGTGATGTAATGGGCATCCGGCAGACACAGCTATCCCGCGTCGTCGAGAAGATCGTAAGGTCTTACCTGCAGCGCGGACGGTACCCCAGTATTCAAACCATCACTTATCATTTGGGACAATGGCTCCGGGAACACACTCCCGGGGCTCCGTCCTTTTCGCCGCTCAAGGTTCTCCGTAAAGAGAAGTCTGACAGCGAAAGATACAATGATAATGTGACGATGATCCACCAGGACATTGGCGACTTGTATGACGCCACGATTAACCAAACCATCCGCATTATGAATGACTTCAACTTTGCGGAAACGGAGCGGGATAAAATCAGCCATGAGCTGGCCACGCTCTCCAAAAAGATTGACCAGCTTCTGCTTGTGTCAGGCGCCGGCAGCAGCTACCTGGATACGGTAATCGAAGACTTCATCGATACCAGTCGGGTGAATACCGCGAACAGCACGACGGCCATCGATCTGAATAACGGTCAGATCACACTGAAAGAAAATCAAAGGCAGAGTAATAAGGTTCTGATCAACGGCTCACAAGCGACGTTTACCGCGCTCACGCCGAACCTGAAGACGGCGGCCATCGAGACGATCAACAACGCATTCGATGATAACGTCAATACCGCCTGGTGGCATGTGGTCAAGACGACCAGTCCGGGAACGGTGAAGGCAGAGCTTACGATCCGTCTGGCCGGGCAAGAAGAAATCAACGAAGTGGAATATGTCGCCCACCACGGAAAGGCAATGCTTATTCAGGTGGAGTACTCCCTGGATGGATCGACGTTTACGCCGCTTCCGGAAAAGAATAATAAACAGTCTGTCAGCGATCGAGCCATCTGGAACTTCTCCCAGCTGAAGGTGAAGGCCATCAAGTTTACGTATGAGAAGAAAGACCACGATGACAACTCGGCTGGCGTCTACAATTATTATTTTGGTGCTAAAACCATTTCCATCTCCAAGAAGAGTTATCTGAGCGAAGGGGTTATGATCACGCAGCCTTTCGTCTTCAGCTCCGATAACATCAACATGGTTTCCCTGACTGCCTCGCACGATATTCCATTCGGCACATCGATTGATTACGAAGTCGCCCTGACGAATGATACGACTGCACTGGATAACCTCATCTGGTATCCGATCAGCTCCTCAGAAGACAGCACACCGAAGTATTCCAAGACGGTGGCATTCAACGCACGAGCATCGAAGAACATCGAGTTCGGACAAGCAGAAACGACAGAGGAAGTAAAGAACGGCATGAAGGTGTTCCGGCTGCTCAAGGATGATAAAGACGGCACACTGCCGGACAGCTTTGACGACATCCAGAATCCAATCCTGCTGCGCGGCATTAACCAGTGGAGAAGAGAGCGGACGTATGTGAAGTTTGACGGCACGATTCCGCTGAACAGCGCATGGAAAACCCAGTACGATAACCGGCCGGAGATGATCCGTACCGACTATATTCCAATCGGCAACCAGTTGAGCTTGCGCCGGGAAAACGGCGGAAAGTCCGACAATATGTATCGCTTTACAACTTGTGTATATAGCGAAGAAGCCAGAGTCGAACCTTTATCCCTGGCTGTCATTCAGACGGTATCCGGAGTCCGTAAACGAATCGGCACGTATGCAGTTTATGTAGACGGCAAACGCATGGTGCCATCCAACGAAGAAGTCACGCTGACACTGGCTGCCGGCTGGAGTGAGATTCAAATCCTGTTTCACTGGGGCGATATGCAGCTGCGGCAAGACTTTGCCGACAGCAATCTGCCGAATGAAACCCTGCTTGGCAAGTTTAACTTCCTGATGGAGAAACGGGTAAGGGCAGATAAGGATAGTCTTAAAATCGTGGACGAGCATTCGCTGTATTACAATATCTCGCCAAACAACCGAGACTACTTTGCCATCTATGAAAACCAGGTTGTCCTAAACTACCTGCCGACCAACTGCATCTTCCAACTGGTCTATGAAGTCATTGATAGCTCTATTCAGAATAATCAGGTTGTAGCCCGGGCTTCGATGAAGCGGGACGAAAGCATTCCCCACATTACACCGAAGATCATGCGGCTGCAGCTGCAAGCAAAGTGAGGTAGCATATGCCAACAATACAAAAGGTTCTATTTTATTTCGATGACGATGCTGTTTTTCCTTACGAGATGGATTTTGCTGACGTCCTGGGTAACACCGGGATCAGCACATCCGAGGGATACAGTGTAGTGCCAGAGATTCAAAGCGCAGACAACCTGACGATCCGGATGGTTAACTTTGCGCCACCAGCGTCTGCACCGGGTAATAAGTTTGGTAGCATCCTTGCTATCGCTTACGTCTACGACAACGGCGTGAAGAGCTGGGTGCAGGACGTAGTGCGCTATGGCCCGAACTCCAGCAACCTGGAAGTGGCCATCGGCAACTGGGTGGACGGAAAGACGATCCAGCAGGTTCGCGCAGACTACCGCTACCGGAAACCGTATATCGGATACGTGGAAGCACAGGACTATGTAGAGTATCAAATTGAACCGTACCGGGATCCACCGCCGCCGCACGTTCCTCTGACCGCAACGATCGACCCAGCAGAAGCCCGGGTTCGCATCGGCAGCACAGTGGACTTCACAATCACACTGCACGGCGACGATACAACGATCGCAGATTACAACTGGTTCTACGATGCCGGCCCAGATTACATGACGCTGCTGTCGATCAGCAACCTGGGCAGCTCTGTAAAATTCAAGCAAGCGGGCACGTACCACTGCACGTATACTGTGACAAATTCAACAGGTGAAAATTTCACAATAGCAGCCACCATCATTGTTGCCGATCCCGCGCCTATTACGGCGGATATCCTCCAAGACAACACGCGCTTGTATCAAGGGGAGAGTTTGACCCTCGATGCTAAAGCCGATTCTGCGGTGGCTATCAGCCTGCGTCAGTGGCGTATCCCAGATGGGGTAGGGATTCTGAACCAGAACGGAGATCAGGCTGTGCTGAGCTTTGACAGGCTCGGAACATACACCATCACTTTCCGCGCAGAAAATATCGAAGGTTCATCTGCAGAAGATAGCGTGATCGTTACCGTCGTGGAGCCTCCGAAGAAAAAACCAGGAATAGAATTATGGGTAGGGCTGGACAGCAACCGGATTCAGGTAAACCCCTCATTGATGATGAATGAGCATCCGATAAATAAGGATGACGTTCTGCTCATCTACAAAAATAGCGGCGAATCGACATGGACGAAGGTTGACTTTAACGTGGAAGTCGGCTCCGACTCCTTTATGTACATGGACGGCCGCACACGCATCCAGGATACCGTAACGATTGCAGCCGGTGGAGAATACAAGATACACGCTGCACTGCATGAGTACGATGCCCGCAAACGATACACGATCATCCTGAAGGCAATTATGAATGATGACCAAGGGCAATCACTCACACGCTTCTACGAGCTGCGCTGGCTGGCCACAGCAGACGATGGCTACAAGCTGGAGATCGTGGAGCGCCGGGATGATAACTACCACTACCCGAATGTAATGAAGCGCAATGCCCGTTACCGTGGACAGCGCGAATCCGAGAAGGTATTGTCCGATCACCAGGAGCAGATTTTGGACATCCGACTGAATCATATTCTTATTGAAAATCACACGAAGAATCAAGACGTTGCAGTAAAATCGTGGTTTCACGGGGAAAATGGAGCAGAATCGGAAAATATTACGTATTCTGCAACAAAAACAATCACCACGCACAAAGAGCAGGCAGCGTATCCCCTGATCCCCGGAGTGGAAGAAAGCTCATTCAGCAGGCTTGTGGTATCCTTAAATGGAGCAGAACTCATTAGTCCTGGGGACTTTATGCTCGAAAACGGATATATCCAGCTAAATCGTAACGTATTACAAAGTGGGACGATGGAAGTCAACTACACCGTAACCGTTGCTGTAGCTGAAACACCCATGCAGGGCTTATATCCGACCTCGCAGCGGATGAATCAGATGAATGAACGACTGGCCGAAATAGAGAGGAGACGTCAGAGCTATGAGAATGCCTACAAGTAAACCAGGAGGCGCCCAGTTCCGGGGCGCTACTTCTTCCTCGGATTATAATAAAAACGAAGACGACAAGTATCTGGAGCTTGTGGAGCTGTATCGTCAAAGCAACCTGAACATTCAGAACCTCTCTGAGGCCCATCAGATTGTCCTTGCAGAGAACACAGCACTCCACAACTACGCCATGATGCTTGAGCGTAGAGTCGTGGAGTTGGCAGCGCAAATGGATCGAATCGAATCAGCAGGCTCGTATGACCCGATCTTCTTTAAGACCGGATTCGTGCAGGACATGACAACGGTTTACCCGAACGTCTCCCAGGAGAACGGAGAAACCAGTCTGCGCTGCGATGTGGACTTAAACTACCGGTACGCAACGGTGCCGCTCATTCACCAGATTCCAAAGACGCATACCATCAACGAGAAGACGGGCGCTGTCGTTGTTCCATCGGAACTCAAAGTCCAGATCGGACGAACGAATACGAAAGGCGAAGTCATCGACAACAACCTGTTCAACGCTTTCAATGGCGATAATGAATCCTACTGGCACCGCACGGTAACGTATAACATTGCCGAATGCCCCGATCAAGAGGATGTCATCCTGGAGATCGAGCTGCCAAGCCACTTGGTCAACAATCTGAATATCAATATGCTTCAGGTTCACCCGCATCCGGAACGCGGCGTGCAGATCAAGAATGTGGAGATTCATTATAACAGCGCTTGGAATACCATCCAGGGTTTTGTGCAGCCGGACATGGCTGCCGTAAACAGTAATGAGTATTCGCCGCGGAAGCGATGGTTCTTCCCGAGCGTGCCGGTACAGAAGGTGCGGATTACGTTGGTTCAGAAGAACCCTCTCGATATCGGCGGCAAGAAAGTTTTCGTCCTTGGAGCGCAGGAGATCGGCGTCTACCTGACCATGTTTGAGCCAGGCGGCGGCACGATCCTAACGGCATTCGATATGGACGGCATCTACAACATCGAGTCTGTAGAACATGTCTTCCTCAATCGTAGCGCGTTTGGTATCGACCGCAACCTGGATCAACTGATGGAGGGCCGGGTCTTCGAGTATGAACTGCTGAGAGAAGAAGCAGACGGCTTCCTGACACCGCTAAAGAACAACGAATGGTCAGGGCAGTTTGCCGAACGGATCTGGGTCCGGACGAAGCTGCTAATGTACAACGGCGTGAACCCATGCTTACATGCGGTCCGCCTAAACTACTCACGATAAGAGAGGTGAAACCGATGAACCGCTTCGCATTTACCAAGACGCTTTCGCTGGACAATATTAATACAACCGGCCATGCCGTGTTCGCAACCCTCGGTGCTATTTCCGGAAGCGTGATTGAACTGGTCTATGGCGGTGGAGAGGATCGAAAACTCATGATTGGCGTGTACGCATTCTTCATCTTTATGGATTGGATCAGCGGCATTGCTGCTTCCAAGAAAGACGGATCGTACAGTTCTGAATATGGGATTAACGGTGTACTGAGAACCCTGTTTATCCTGTGCTTTCCGGCAGCAGCCAACATGCTCGATTACGTCCTGCACACCCCCGGCGTTGTCTTTTACTTTGTCACATCAGGACTTATCTTCCACACATTCAATAGCTTGACAGCAAACTCCGTTCGCGCAGGCTGGGAGAAATGGATTCCCAACAGCGTGATCACGTTTGTCCAGTCAGAGATTGAAAATAAAACAAATCGTTCGCAAAAGAACGACACCAAACAGGAGGACAAACAAGAATGAAAAAGGCACTGCAATACCTGGCACTGACACCAGCGATCGTACAGCTGGTATTTACACTCGTCGGACTGTTTGAAACCGAAGGCAACGGTGAAGCGAAGAAACAAGCGGTTCTGGATACAGTCGGTCAGACGTATGCCGAACTCGCCGCAACGCTCAACCTGACGGTCGATAAAGCATTCGTGCTGAAGGTCGCAGCCATCACCATCGACATCGCGGTTTCGTTCCACAACCTTGTCGGCACCTTTAAAAAGCAGACAGCTTAATAAAACCAATAAAACGCAAGCTATCTCGGGTTTTCTCCCAATAGCTTGCGTTTTTTCGTATTTGCTCTTGAACGCAAGTAAATAGCATGCTATATTAAGAATGTAACGTGTTACATTTTGAGTATTGCTTCAATTTACTTTGAAGACTATAATAAGAAAGCAGTCAGCAAACAGGAGGCAACATATGAGAGCGACAATTGAAAAGTACCTTCCCGAGCTGGATCAGATTAAAAAGATCCGCGATAGCTTGAAGGAATGTAAGGATGAATGGCTGGAAACGAAGCCAGGCGGTAAAGGCAAGCCGGGCGGTAAATACATGGGCGTCAACACGGTTCGTCAGATTCTGGACAACGCCGTATCTGGTATGACGTACTGGGACTTCGGATTGATTGAGCAATGGAAAGAAGAAGTCTACAAGTTCGATAAGGACAATACGAAAACATGGTTGTTCGATGGTTACGTTTATCACGTCCGCGGTTATCTCTTTATTCCAGGCCTTGGCCATCGTGAGCAGTACGGCTGCAAGATCGCCATCGGCGGTAAAGACAACCAAGACAGCGCATATAAAGCAGCAGCATCCAACGTGCTTGTGAAAGCTGCATCCTTATTTGGTGTAGGGGAATCCATCTACTCCAAAATCAAAGTAGAAACAGAAGCTGATTACGAGCAGAACCAATACGATCAAATGCAGCAGAGCGGACAGTATCAATTCCAGCAGCAGCCGCAATACGATCAGCAACAAGGTTTCCAGCAGCAGCAAGGCTTCCAGCCGCAACAAGGATACGGCCAGCAACAAAGCTACGGTCAACCTCAAGGCGGTTTCCAAGCTCCGCAAGAACAGTACGCACAGCCGCAGCAGACATTCGGTCAGCCTTACGTTGATCCGAACCAGCAGCAATCGTACTTCCAGCCAACACCTGAACAACAGCAGCAATTCCAGCAGCCACAGCAAGGCTTTGCCGGGCAGCAACCTTTCGGTCAGCCGCAGCAGCAAGGCAACTGGGCGCAGGATATGAATAACGAGGCAAACGGGACTTTTAACCAAGCGCCAGAGCTGCATGAGGATCAGTTTCCATTCAACCCTCATGAGCCAAACACACCAGCAGCCAATGCGTGGGATCAGCGTAATATGCCCCAGCAACCCGTGAGTGCGCAGGAGCAGCCATTCCAGGCAACTCCGCAAGCGGAGGCAACGCCGCAAGCATTCCAGGCTGAACCTGCACAACCAGTTGGCGCGCCGGTCCAAACCCAGCAACAACAACCTGCTGCAGCTCCTTCTCCTGAAGAGCCGAAGCCAAGCGCCATTCCGGCACAGTGGGATCAAATCGAAATTCAGAAAATCCACCAGCATCGGGCGCGTCTCGGCATCAAAACTGATAACGACATCTTGCCTTACCTGAGAGATTTCTTGAAGAAAGACGATGCTATTCCAGCCGATCTTGTTCCGGGCAATCTGGCTGAGTTCAATATCTTCCTGGAGAAGTTTGCAGCGTAATGAACGAAGATCAAATCATCTATCAGCTCGCAGGCTGGTTCGTTTGTACGGTCGTCGGTATTCCTTATCAGGGATCCGACAGCCGCATCCGGACGAACACGGCATCGATCAAGAAACTGGTCGCAGCCGGATGGGAGCTGGAAGAAATTCAAGCAGAGATCGAAGAGTTTGCCCGCCTATACCCGGAAATGGTCAAACGCGTTTACATGCTTGAAGAGATATTCGATAACAAGAAGCCGCCGAAGAACATTATGAACCCGGACATCTTTTACTATCACAACCGGCTGCGGGAAGTACCGCCGCCACCAAAGATGCGTAAAGTGGACGGAAAATACATTCAGGAAGTGGAACCCTTCTTCCTTGAGATGAAGAAACGCTTCACGATGGACGAGCTGCTGCAATATTGGTACGAGAAAATGAACATCGAGAGCAATCCACACATGATTAAGCAAGACGAAGGCAAATTCAATTACTTACTCGGCGTCTATGATCTGGATGAAATTCTTTTTGCGATTGATGTGGCGAAGAAAGCCCGGCTTACTCAATCCCGAAGCCTTCTACGAAATGCTTTTGATATTGAAAAATATATGGAAGAAGCAAGAGAATACATCCTTGCGAAAAAGAATATCCACCAGCTGCATGGAATCAACCGAGTGATACGAAAACAGGTGATCACGCAGTGAGCAGTTTCCAACTCTTTGTGGAATGCGGAGCGGACACCAATTCGGAGAAGTTCCCATTCACACGCAAACATTATATGCACCCTTCGGAAACAGTCAAGTTCCGCAATCACTACGGAAACATTGGCGTTTACGAAACGGTTATGCAGTACATCAATCCGGAGTTCTTCCAGAATGAGCGCGGTAAATGGGTTCTGAATGCCAGAGACGCCTTGAAGTGGGGCGACCTCTACCTGGACTTTGATCGGCCGCTGGAAAGCGAAGATGACTACAACAAGCTGCGACATGACGTATACATCGCCTTCCGCTACCTGAAAAACATTCTGTCGATTGAGCCGGATCAAATCAACGTATTCTATTCCGGACACAAAGGGATTCACTTGACCGTCAGCGGTCACGTACTGGGGCTGAATCCGCACGTTTCCCTCAACCAGATTTACCGAGAGATCGCGCTGGACATATCGAAATACACCCTCTTCGATACGATGGATACAGCCATCTATGATGACAAGCGGATGTTCCGCATGGTCAATTCATTCAACAAAAAGGGCGGCTATTTCAAAGTGCCGATTACCCAGGAAGAACTAAGAAAGTGTTCGCTGGAAGAAGTCAGAGCGCTGGCGAAAGAGCCAAGGTTCATACAGCCGGCGCCACTGATTCCTTCGAACCGAGCAAAGATCGCACTGGAGAAATATATTCAAAAATGGACGGAACGGAATAATCGGGCTACCGAATATCAAGGCAAGATCAAGAAGCTGGAAGCCTTGCCGCCGTGCATTAAGACCATGATCGAGCGTACTTTCAGAGAGACGATCGACGAGCGAAATAACTCCGGCACCGCACTTGCCAGCTTCTATATGCAGCAGGGCATGCCGCGAGACGAAGCAATGGCACGAATGATTGTATGGGGTGAAGAGAACTGCAGTCCGCGTTTATCCAAGCGGGATATGGAGATCATCGTCAACTCCGTTTACAACGGACAATACCGATACGGCTGCGAAGCTTTCGCAAGACTCAGCGGCGTATGCGATAAAGATAAGTGTCCGCTCTTCAATAAAGAGCTGAACAAGAAACCAGAGGGTGAAGAGCAGAAGTCCTAAGCGATCCCTTAGAGGGTTTGACATAATTAATCTTATGTAACCCTGTAAGGGGCAGCTTAGGACCCTGCCCGAAACTCACACCTCCAACACAACACACAGAGGCTTCATCCTCTGTGTAATGCCTGCGACTCGTTTCGTTGGTATTACACGGGGGAGAGAAACGCCGTAATGAAGGGAGCAGCTATGAACGATCACATACAACCAGGACAATTTGACTTTAGCGCTATCATGAACCAGGTCGAGCGCCAAATGGCCGAAGACCCGAACGCATTCGGCACCGACGAGGAAACCCGTAAAAAGGTCGTCGTTCAGAATGCAGAAGGTATTCTCGGGCGTCCGCTCAATATGATCGAGCAGAAGATGGTCCGCAACATTATGAACGTAGACGCTCACTCCTGGGCCAGAGGGAAAGACGGGGGATTAAAATCGGGGCTACAAGCCTTCGATGACGCCTTTGAGGGCGGAGCGCAGCCGGGCTTGATTCTGTTCGGCGCAGCACCAAACGTCGGTAAATCGGCGTACATGCTGCAGGTATGTAAGGGAATGTCCGAACTCAACGACAACGTTTATGTGTCATATCATTCACTGGATGATGCCAACAATGACTTGATGCCGCGCTATATTGCCAACGACCAGCAGATTACGATTGGTCAGGCGAAGTCTCCGGCGAAGTACGAGGATCAGCCAGAGATTATGGAGAAACGGAATGAAGGGATCAAGAACCTGTATCGCAGGGTAGACCGCTTCGGGATGTTTGACTCCAATGAAATGACCAGCGTTGAAGCGATCGAGCAGCACATCAAAGACATTATCATGACTATGCAAGAAGGCGTTCGTATCGTTATTGCGATTGACTCTTTCAATGACTTGACGGTCGAAGACAAGCAGTTCAGTAACTCCGATGACAAGAATGCCTACGTAGCGAAGGCTATTAAGAAATGGTCTACAGCTTACAATGCAGTCGTTATGTGTACCGTTCACTTGCGTAAAACGAACGGCAAACGTCCAATCGAGGATGACTTGAAAGACACCATCACGCTGCGCTACGAAGCCACCATGGTATGTCTGATGTACAACGAGGTCGGTATCAAAGAAGAGACAGCCGAGATCTACTGGCTGGACGAAGACGAAGATAAGAAGATGCCGGTCGCGGAAGTGAAGTTCGCCAAGAACAAACACGCTTCCATGAAGAGCACTAAATTCTTTAACTTCATCCCGGACTACTCCCTGTTCATCCAAGCTGAAGATGAAGCTCAGCGCCGCTTCCTCTCGAAGATTCACCAAAGCTAAGGAGGTACCCAAGTGGACCAAATCAGAATTATGGCCAACACCCCGGATCAGAACCGTAACTATCTGCGGACGTATCTGCAGCAGGACATTACGCAAAAGATCAGACTCGAAAGCGCGATTGCTTTGTATGAAGCCGAATGGGACAAGCTGACGGAATCGGTGGTCGATGAAGCCGAGACAGCACGCGCCATGCGTGACCTGGAGAAGAAGCGTGTGGTTGAAGGGCGGCTTAATCGCCTTGAATCCATCAAGCTGAATGTCTATCGCAATCTGCAGCTGCTGAAAGAGCGCAACCTCCAGATGATCGAGGACGGACAAGCCCATATGGTTGCCTTGTCGGAGATTGAGATTGACCAAGGCGGATTCGTTGCCCTGCTGTTCGGACTGCGAGCAAATGCTGAGTTTGATGAACAGTCACAGGGGCTCACACTCAAGCCAGACGGCAGCGCGGAAGCGATCATCGGGACTTCCCTTTCTTCGTGGAAAGACAGCTCCCAGCTCAAGATCACGCTGACGAAGGGAGGCACCAAGTAAATGAAATACGCATACTTCTTCAACCAAGACAAGTCACATCGAATCGAGTTTTCCTTCGAAGTGCAAAGCTACAAGGCTCGGGATAATGGAGATATTGAGATGATCTTTATTGCCAGAGTTACCGAGCTGATCGATAACGAAAGCGTCCGGACGGAATCCAAAACCGGCACATTCGTCTTCCCAGCAGGCAACACCAGTCACGATGTCGATCTGCAGCGTATCCGCATTGCAGAACAGAACAAATGGGTATTCCATGTGAAAAACAACAAGGACGTATCCCAGGATGTCATCGTCGGCTTGATCAGCAAGACGGCCATTACGAATCCGCTGGGCGAAGACATCTACCACGTCACGCCGACTTATAATGCCGAGCTGAAAGCAAACAACCTGGCGATGCTGGAGCAAGAATACCAGCCACCTGTGTTGACGCAGACGCTGGTTTACACCACGTTCGCTACACCGGAATACCCGATTGGATTCAGCTCTGATACGGCCGAATACAACAGCGAGCGACTGATGTATCAGCTCAAGGGATTCAAGCAGGTGCTGCCGCAGGAGATCGATGCGTACACCGCATTCTCCGTGGAGATGAATATCGCACCGCGCAATGTGATACCGGTGGCTGACTCCATCTTCTGGCTGAATATCGATGGCGTAGGACGCTTCGACTTCCAGAAGGACAACATGCTTTACACGAACGAGGGCGACAGCCCGGCTCACGCCGTGAAGATTCCACTGGGCGTCACGCTGACAAGGGATATGTTCTACCAGAACAACGGCTTCCTGCCTGCATCCAAGCTGACGATTTCCGGCAACGGTACCGGCAAGCTGACGATCACCTACTTCGGCAAGCAATTCATCGTGGACTACAATGCCGGGCAGTCGATCCAATTCATCAACCTGATTGGACAAGAGTCTGCTGTTCCAACCATTCGTATGTTGGTGGCAGACACGGATATTGATATCACACCGGGCGCTGAGGTATTCAGCAGCGGCGATCGGCTTGGCATTGCTGGTGAATGGGATGCCAAGAATGTAATTGATGACAGCGGCGTAACCGCATGGGGTTCCCTGCAAGCCGGTAACGTAGACGGCCTGGCCTGGATTGGCTTTGACTTGAAAGCTCCGACCGGGCTGCGGAACATTACCTTCCTGCAATCCGCTGACTACGGCGTGGATCTGGTAGAGATTGAAACGTCTGAGGATGGCAACACCTGGACGTATGTCGAGTCCGTCAGCACCCATAGCCAGCCGCTGGTATCCATTGACCTGAGTGTAAACGCGATAGCTCGCTACTGGCGCCTGACTGCAGCGTCTCCGATCGTCACGTTCCCGGATACCGGCGAAGCGTGGGATCAACGCATGATCGACCAATCCTGGATTATCTACGATGTGCAGATGTATCAGGCACTCGAAGAAGCGCTGCCGGCGCCGTACAACGTGAAGGCCATTGTTCGTGACGACAACAGCGTGAAGCTGACGTGGGATTACGACGGGCCAGCTGCCAAGTTCCGCATCTTCAACCATAGCATCTATCTTGGTGTTGAGGTGGAGGGAGTCAATGAAGCGATCCTCTCCAACCTGATCGAGGACAAAGAGTACCTGGTTCAGGTGACGGCTAAGTCCGGCACGATCGTATCGCCAGCAAGCGAAGCCGTCACATTCATTCTGGAAGAACCGGAAATCGATTGGACAAACCGCATACCGGTTTACCTCGACAACCTGGTTATCAAATTCTACAAATAAGGAGACTTACCATGTTAATCGGAAAACACTTTACAACAGCACAACTGGTCGTCATCATGAACGACCGCATTACAGATCTGGATATGCAGTCCCGCAAGCTGCAAAAGGAATACGGTGAGATGTCTCGCGAGATGTCCACCAATCCGCCGCAGAAGAACCGCGACGACGAACGTCCGATGAAGCTGAAAGCCCTGCAGGAGACTATCGAAGGCATGGCCGACGAAATCTCTTGGCTCGAAGTTAAAGTCGAAGAAGCGGAGAAAGCCATCGAGAAAGACCCGAATGTAGCCAACCAGCGTTCGATGCTGTCTCTGAATGACATGATCCGCCTGGGCGTAGAAGACCCAGCAGAAGAAGCCAAAGAAGAAGAATAAGAAGGGGATATCACAGATGGATTTCTTACAGAAAGCTTACCAAGGCAACTTATCGGCCACCGATCGCAGAGACATGCTTGAGCAATACAAAGCCGGTCAAATGAAGCAGGAGACCTTTAAGGCGCCAAAAGGAAAGGTTCTGTCCAAGGAAGATCCGCTGAATATGCCAAGACATCAAGTGTACGGCGAGTGCATTCGTTTCCACGAATGCCCGCTGTGCTTCAAATGCAGAAACTTCAATTCTTCCAACATGGAATGCCGCAGCTGCATCCTGTATGAAGAAGGTTCCATCTGCAACACCGAGAAGCACAACGAGAAAGTCCTGAACATGATGATCCGCAGACAGCGTATTGACCTGGACGGAATTGACTTCCGACTGTTCTATGTCGAATGTGAAAGCGGCCACGGCGGCGTTCATAAAATCATCCTGCCGGGTGGCGAAGTAATCATGCGCGCTGAGGGCGAAGCCGATGCTGACACATCCAAGATGATCCCATACATCGGACAGCAGCTGGAATACTTCATCAACAACGTAAGTCAAGGCAAATTCACACTGGTTGACGCCGATCACCTGGGCATCTACCAAATCAAACAATAATCATACGAGGAGAGATTCTGTCATGTTGAAAATCGATGAGCATCTGCAATACATTAAATCACTGGTAGACGCAAAGAAGGCGGGCGTTACTGGTGTGGAAAGCAACTTACTTACTGCCGTGACTGCCTTTGAGGACAAGTATATCAACCCGAGATGCACAAACGATGGTTCGGTTCCGTCTATGCGGGTAAGCCGCGCATGAGTCAAGAGAAATGGATCACCATCCAATGGGTTGCTGTGCCGGAAGTCGGAGAGAATGCAGGGTTCATTGAATCCTACACGCTGCCGACTGGTGAAATCGTTCATTACAATCACGAGCAAGACCGCATTAACTTTGAACCGCTCCGCCCGTTTATCGGAGAAGGCGTCAAATACTATCGTGACGGCAAGCTGAATAAGATCGGCGTCCTCATGGATATCGACCGCACGATCAATGGTGTGAGAGCCATCGACATGAATTGGACGGACGTGCCGGAAGAGGTGAAGGAAAGTGGCCAGAAAGAATAGTGGCATCCCAGGAATGAGCTTCGAGCAAATCCTGATGCAACAAACGCGCAAAGCTGTCGAGGAGCCGGTCTACTGCCGGTTCTGCGGCTTCAATGTAAAGGAGCCATCCAGCAAGTCACCGGGTGGCAGCAATGGATCATGGAAGATCAACCTGGATTGGGAGATCGCCAATAAATCGCATGCAAGCTGTGCAAGAGAAAACGTGGGGAGACGATAACAATGACAACCGAATTGAAACCAGCCGTACTTGAAATGAAAGACCAGATTGAAGAAATCAAAACGCCGGAGATTAAAAACTTCGTCGTGAATGCTCTGTCGATGGCACCTGAAAGCTTCTATCAAGACGAGGAGCTGCTGTCGCACACCAAGAAGACCTACGCGGTTCTGATGGGCCTGCTGGGCGAAGAAGCCGGCGCACCTGGACTGGCGGACGCCTTCCGCGCGGCTGTGCTGCTGCAAGACCTTTGCCATAATGAGACAGGCGACCAATACCGCCGCATCCATCCGGTCATGGTTCGCACGCTGCTGCAGCCGATCCGCAAAGACCTGAGCGGTCCAATCTTCGATACCATTCTTGGCATGATTGAAGGACACGAAGCAGACAATTCTCCATCGCCGCTGTTGGAGCCGAAGCCAACGAACACCGCATTCCTTCTGGCATTCGCCAACAAATTCGTTCGCCTGGATTGTGTAACAGTCAACGCATAAAAAAACCTACCGCAGCACGGCTGCAGAAAGTGAGCAATCATATGAACTTTGGACAAGCAATTGAAGTCATGAAGGCAGGAAGAAAAGTAGCACGTCAAGGCTGGAATCGACAAGGAGTATGGATCGTGCTGATGCCATCCCTGTTCCTGCCGCCACACTCCCAGCAAGAGCCAGGCCCGAAAGTAAACGACCGCACTGCCAAGCATATCGGCGTCGATACGCCACTTGATTCTCAGCCGTATATCGCACAGTTTACTGCTGCAGAACAATGGCAACCAGGCTGGCTGCCTTCCCATGCAGACATTCTTGCGGAAGACTGGACGACAGTAGAGTAATGCTGTCTGGGATCGGAGGTCTGATTCTCGGGATATTTGCTTACAGTGCGGGGTCAGTCAAGATTGTCGAGGAAAGGGAATACGCAGTGGGTATCTACGGCCTGCTGCTGGGTGCAGTTTTCATCTCTACATCCATGATCAAAATCATCACCGGTTGAATGCCGGCAACAAGAGGAGAGAATCATCATGAGTAAAAATACCGTAGCCAAGAAATTGGATAACGGCGATGTCGTTATGATCGATGTAAAAACGGGGACTGTGGTCGAAGCAATCGGCCGCGGTCTGATGGAGAACGATGCAGCAACCCGCGCGAGAGTGGAGGAACATACCTATGACTTCACTGTGCTGCACACCAATATCCAGAAGCTGCTGAGTGATGCAGCAATGCTGCTGAAGAAGATGCCAAACGATGCGGAAGTGAAGAAGGCCGCGATCGAGTTGGAAGTAGCAGAGCGCAGCGTCCGCAAACTGTTCAAGGGATACGGGGTCCAAGCATGATCGACCCCTGGATCGTTGTCGTACTCTTGCTTTTTGCAGCCGCGATGTCTGGCCTTGGCGTGGTGAAATACCTGAAAGAAAAGGCTCCTCTAGGCGTTGTCGTGGACGGAATCGCAATGGTGGCATACCTTTGCATGATTTCCTTCTATCTGCAGAGCATCGCTGGATAAGTACGCCAAATCAGCGTTTGGCGCCCTTTCCTTTTAGATCGATTATTATACTTTTCACGGCCATCGGTACGAGGATAATCGATCTATAAAAACGGCGTATAATTAAGATTATGCGCAGTTTCGTTTCTAAGCGATTTTTAGTTTCGGATCTGAACAACTGGTCGATTTATTTCATCTGAAAGGACGAAGGAATATGTATTGTCAGTCATGTTTGGAATATTTTACTACCTGTCCATGCTGTAATGTCTCTTTCTGTCCAAGCTGCCAAACAACCGAAGAAGAAGCAGAGGATAAAGAGGGATTCGAAGAATTGTAACGCATTACAAAACAAAACGAAAAGAGGAAATAGCCATGAAACAAGTATACGAACAATATCTGCATAACCTTAACACCCTGAAAGGTAAAGCTGAGGATGAAATGTTTGACGAGATCGCCGGTCTAACGGACATGACCTTCGGAAGTTCCCACGCTGGCGGATACCTGTGCCGCGCACTGGAAGAATACTCGGAGCATGTTGGTGGTCTGGAGCTGCTGGAAGATATGATGGATCTGACAACACGCCTGCTTGCGAATACGATGGAAGACAGCGAAGGCTTGCTGGATGCGCCGGTATACAGCGAAGCAGGTCGTGACCAGTTCGTTCATGAGCGCCTGAAGGAGACCGGCCTGACCATCGAACAGATTAAAGCCGTGCTTGCTGCTGAATACGAATACGGGGTGTCAATCGGCATCTATCCGTCGATCCCAGCTTGATTTTGTAGTATCTATCGAAAGGCCCCGACACAATATGTTGGGGTTTTTTAAATGTCAAGTCTTTCATTCAAGAAAAATTTAGAATAAAATAGTCTATGCGCACATTGTAACGCGTTACAAAATGGGAAGGTAATGATAAAATGGATTTGAAAAAGACATCTGTAGATCGTCCCATGATCTGCTATTTCTCCCTGACTGGCAAAGTCGAAACGTTTGTAAAGAAGACAGGCATGCGAGCCATCAAGATTACACCTGCTTTACGGATGCGGCATCCTTTCATTCTGATTACAAGCACAGTCGGCATGGGCCAGGTTCCGGAAGAAGTCACAGACTTTTTGGTACATAACCATGCTTACATGGTTGCTGTCGCCGCAAGTGGCAATCGGAACTGGGATCGTTTCAGCCCCGGCATGTTCGCGAGAGCCGGCGATATTATTTCTAAACAGTACGACGTGCCGCTGCTGCACAAGTTCGAGCTGCAAGGTCTTGCGTCTGATGTTGATAAATTCTTAGAAGAGGTGAATAAACTTGAACCATAAGGAACTCAACGGTATGGTTCTTCAAAAGCTTGACGGCTTTTACCAGCTGCATTACGACAAGCTGGCTATGGAAGAACTGAAAAAAGAAGTGGATGCGAAGTACAGACGATTTAACAGCATCCGTGAACGCATCGTCTGGCTGGTAGCCAATGACTATTACTATCCAGAACTGCTGCATGAATACAACATCAGTCAAATTAAGCAGATGCACGCCATCGCTGAAAGCTACAACTTTGAACACAAGTCGTACATGTCTATGTCGAAGTTCTACAAGAACTACGCGCTGCGGACTGACGATCGCAAAGAATACCTGGAGCATTACGAAGACAAAAACGTTATCGCTTCACTGTTCTATGCGAAAGGCGATTTCGAACGTGCGAAACGTTACCTGCACAGCCTGATGGCTCAGGACGTTCAACCAGCCACACCATCGTATATGAATGCCGGACGCGCCCGTAGAGGCGAGCTGATCAGCTGCTACCTGCTTCATGCAGAAGATAGCCTGAACTCGATCAACTATGTACTGAACTCCTGCATGCAGCTGAGTAAAGTCGGCGGCGGCGTATCCGTCAACCTGACCGATTTACGATCAAGCGGCGACCCAATCAAAGGCGTCGAAGGCGCAGCCAAAGGCCTGATGCCTGTAGCGAAGCTGATGGAAGACGCATTCTCCTACGCAGACCAAATGGGGCAGCGTAAAGGATCTGGCGCAGCTTACGCAAGCATCTTCCACCCAGATACACCTGACCTGATCAACAGTAAGAAATTCAACGCAGACGAGAAGATCCGCCTGAAAACATTGTCGGTCGGCGTGATCATCCCACGTAAATTCTTCGAGCTGATGGATAAAGGCGAAGACTTCGTTCGCTTCAGCCCTTACGACATCAAGAAAGAATACGGCGTGCCGATGAGTAAATTCAACTTCGATGAGCTGTATGAAGATGCTCTGAATAACCCGAATGTCCGTAAGTCCAAGCCGGAAAGCGCACGGAAGTTCATGAATGACCTGTCCCGTGTTCAGATCGAATCCGGATACCCGTACATCATGTTCCAGACGAACGCTAACAAGTTCCATCCGCTGGCTGCCCTGGGCGATGTATCGTTCAGCAATCTCTGTACGGAAATCTTCCAGCTGTCTGAAGCTTCGGAGATTAACGACTACTTCGAGGAAGACCAAATCAAACGCGACATCAACTGTGTACTGAGCTCCCTGAACATGTATAACATCATGATGCACAAGAGCATTCAGGAAGCTGTCTATAATGCGATGGACCTGCTGACAGACGTAATCCTGCGTTCCAATAACACAACGGTTCCTTCCGTCAAGAAAGCCAACGATGAAATGCACAGCACCGGTCTTGGCGTCATGAACTTCCACGGCTATCTGGCCAGCGTCGGCATCCCTTACGAATCCGACCGCGCACTGGAAGTGATCAGCGTCTTTACCATGTTGATGAACTACCACAGTCTGGTTCGTTCGATGGAGATCGCGGTCGAGAAAGGCGAAACGTTCAAAGGCTTTGAGCAATCATCCTATGCGGACGGATCATACTTCGACCACTATTTAGAGAATGATTATCGTCCGACAGACGTAACCGTTCAGAAACTGTTCGAAGGCATGAAGCTTCCAGGACCAGCAGACTGGGCTGCGCTGAAACCACAGGTTATGAAAAATGGATTGTGGCACGCATACCGCCTGGCGATCGCTCCGACACAGAGTATTTCCTATATCCAGAATGCTACACAGTCGATCATGCCAATCACCGATCAGGTTGAGACGCGGACTTACGGCGATGCGAAAACTTGCTATCCAATGCCGTTCCTGTCTCCAAGAACGAACTTCCTGTATAAGTCGGCGTATCACATGGATCCGTACAACGTAATCGATGTTGTAGCAGCGGCACAGGTTCATATTGACCAAGGTATCAGCTGCATTCTGTTCGTCGATTCCAACATGGAAACGGCTGAGATCGCAAACTTGTATATGTACGCTGAAATGAAAGGCCTGAAGAGCTTGTATTACACTCGCTCCAGAGACTTACAAAAAGAAGACTGCGAAAGCTGCGCAGTGTAATACGGGAGGATAAAAAGAGATGGCAATTGATGTAGTGAACTGGAATCGTCCGGATGATGCGTTTACCCCGCGCATCTGGACTCAAAATATGACACAGATGTGGAGCGATGAAGAACACGTTCCTTCTGACGATAAGCAGGTTTATGAGAACTTGCATCCCATGTTCCAGGAGGGCTATTCCAAAGCTCTCGCTGGTCTGACCGGTCTGGATACTCTGCAGGGGAATGTCGGGCTGCCGGCGATCAACGCAACGGAGAAGAAGCTGCAGCGTAAATCCACGCTGAGCTTTATGCAAATGATGGAGCATGTTCATGCGAAATCATACTCCACAATCTTTACAACGGTTATTACCGACAGTAATTACGTGAACTACCTACTGGACGATTGGGCAACCAATCACCCGATCCTGAACGAGAAGGTAAACATCATCAGCTCCTACTATGCGGTGGCGAATACACTCGAAGATCAATTCATGCAGCGTGTGGCATCCGTATTCCTGGAATCCTATCAATTCTACTCTGGATTCTTCCTGCCGGTTTATATGCAAGGGCAGGGGCTTATGACCAGCTCGGGCGAAATCATCGGCGCAATCCTGCGTGACGAAGCCGTTCACGGCCTGTACATCGGTGTGCTGGCACAGGAACTCTACAACATGATGGACAAGCAGCAGCAGGAGCGCGTGAAGAAGAAAACCTACGCACTGCTTCGCCAGCTGCACGAAGTAGAAATGAATTACACCGAAGAGCTGTACAACAACATCCTGCTGCCGGAAGGCGAGAAGCCACTGGTTGAACAGGTAAAAGCATACGTCCGTTACAACGCAAACCGCGCACTCATGAACCTGGGCTTTGATCCAATGTTCGAAGAAGAGCCGATCAACTCCCTGGTGCTGAACGGTACCGGTGACAATGCAACACACATCACACATGACTTCTTCAGCCAGAAGGGCTTCTACAACAAAGCCCTGAACGTAACCGAAGTAACCGATGAATCGATCGCTCGTATGAAAGCACGTTTTGAAAGAGGACGCATCCGCTAAGGAGGATTACGATGCCAGAGGTACCCGCTATCATTTTGCAATGGTTTCTGTACACTACAGCAGCCCTGGGAGCAGCATTGATTGTTGCCGGGCTGGTCTGGCTCCTCTACAACGTATGGGCCTATCTATTTATGACCGGACTTCAGATGCTCAAAATTCAAACTGCATTCTTCCAATTCGTACAAGAAAAATACAATAAGAGACCAAAGGGGAATAAATGACATGGAACTGATGAAACAGTATGAAGGCAAAGGCCTTGACTACGCATATGAGCAGGTGAAAGCTTTCCAGAAAGCATTCAACCATCCTTATCAAGATACGCCAACTCTGATCACGCCAGAGCGCGCAGAGAAGCGTATGAACTGGATCAAGGAAGAAGTACAGGAGTTCCTGGACTCCGACAACGTGGTAGACCAAGCAGACGCGATGATCGATACCATCTACTTCGCCATCGGCACACTCGTCGAAATGGGCGTGAAACCGCAGGAGCTGATGAATATCGTGCAGCATGCGAACATGTCCAAGCTGTGGCCAGACGGCAAACCGCACTACAAAGAAGACGGCAAGGTGAAGAAGCCGGAAGGCTGGGAAGACCCATATCCAAAGCTGCAGGCTGCCATTGAGCGCCAGCGCAAAGAAAGTGAGAACCAGAAGGGGGCATAAGCCTGCCTTCTTGGTTACATATAGGTATAGGTCATGGAATATAACAACGCGATCCGCCACCTTGAAGAAAAAGTCAGAATCCTCCGCCTTATGAAAAAGCACCGAATGAAAACCAGCTACAACATGAACCAGCGTATCGGTGAGCTGGAAAGTGCCATCCGACTATTGAAGAGCAAAAGCCATGGAACTCATAGAGCAATATAATCGCAAGATACAGAATCCGCCGTACAGCATCAGCAGATTAGCCGATGCGTATCGCGCAGCATTGGGGGTTGAACAGCGTGGAACTCATGCAAATCTATCAGGAAAAAACCACACAACAGAGTGCGAAAAGCGCACTCGCCAGATTACGTGAACGAGGGATATTTGGCGAAAGACAGCCCAAAGCTCCGCAGCGCGCGTCTTATTTCAGCAGTGAAGTGATGGCCGCTCCATCTTCCGAAACCTCCGTCCATGCTGAATTTCCGGACGTCATACGCAGCCAAGCCGAGCGAAGGCTCTATGAAAGAATGGAAAGCTATATCGGCATGCCAAACGACGAAGCCACCAGGGCGCGTATGGCGGCGGATATCGAGCGGATCATGATGCAAGCCATGCAATCAGACAACAGGGGAGAGCATGCGCCATGGAACTTTTACGGGAATATCTGAAACAAACCATCCTGAATCATAAAGAAATCGACCGAATGATTACCGATATTACGATGTCGATCGTCAACGATATGGAGAACCTAATGTTGACGATCGAGAACATCAATATCATTAATAGACGGGTCGCAGATGCAGTAGGCGAGAAACTGGGCGATCTTATTGACCCGTCGCTTCGCCTGGAAGTTGTCGTGATGATTACCATCAAAGGCGACTATCGCGTGATGTGGAGCTTCATGAATAAGAATAACGAATCTGTGGGTGTAGAAAGGTTGATGCCATGATGGAGATTACCATTGAGGAGCTGTACGACTTTAAAACCTGCCCACTTCAATACAAGTTTACGAAGATCGATAAGCTGCCGCGGCTGAAAACGGAGGAGAGCAAAGGACTCCGGCAAGTCCTGCAGGCGACCATCAGCTATTACTACGTGAACTTGCATGAGGGCAGATTCCTGACGCTGGAGCAGCTGAAGGATAAATTCACGAGTCTTTGGTATGACAAAGACAAAGTGTTCAATATCAAATTTGACCAGAAGCAAAGTCAGCGGAAGAAAGAGCTGGAAGCCTTCGGGATGCTGGCCCTCTTCCACCGGCAGCAGCAATACAATCCGGATAAGACGATCGGAGTCAACGTAGATTTCCGGCTGCGGATGGATACGGACTTCCATATCATCGGCCGCATCCCCGTCATCCGGGAAGCAGCTGGCGGCAAGCATGAGATCGTCAATTTCATGACGCGTGCGCAGCGGCCAACTGACTTTTACCAGCGAACAGATATGGGGATTACCCTGCAGGCGTTGGCATTCCATTCCATGTACAAAAAGGAGGTCGATACGTTCGTCCTTCACCACCTGAAGACCTCGCAGTCCATTTACGTCGATCGTAAGAAGAAAGACTACCAGCGGCTGTATAAGTCAGCCAGGATGATGAAGAAAGCCATGGATGAAGGTTGGTATTATCCCCGGGAAGGTTTCCACTGTGATAACTGCCCGGCACAAAACTACTGCATGGAGTGGCGATAATGGAGCTGATGCGGATCTATCAAACCCAATCTGCCCCGCCGCCCACGTCACCGCTGCCACGCATTCTGTATGAAGGACGACCGGATCAGTTTTCCAGTGAAGACATAGATTTTCACCGCACACCGCCTTGGCTGATCTACACGATCTTTTTCGGATTCCTGGTAGCCGCCACAGGCATTATCTATTCTGTCGCAAATCTACTTTCTTAATAAACCAAACCTAAAGGAGAGTTTTTTCCATGACAAATATTACAACAGAAACACGCAGAGCATCCTTCAATCAAATTCAGCTGTCTATCGAGTCTCGTCAAAATAACGTATACGAGTTTCTGTCTAACTACGAAGAAGGCCTGACAGCAAACGAGTTGGCTTCTGAAATGTACAATGCCGGTCTGATCCCAGGCTGGGACCGCAACTTTGTACACCCTCGCTTGAATGAGCTGGTCAAAGGCTACCGCGTCTTTATCGAAGAAAAACGCACATGCACAATCAGCGGCAAGACATGCGGCGTATACAAAGCTATTCCGGAAGGTCAGCACATCCGCATGGTCGGTTCGATTGCTGCGGCTATGGAAGAGCAAGACCTATTTAATATGGCAGAAAATGCTGCAAACTAAAATGTAACGTGTTACAATATGGGAATAGAGAGGATACAGGGTGAAAAATTCAGGAGGAATCCATGGAAATCACCCACCCGGATCACAAGCTGATCCACTCGCTTGGCGCTGATGCGCGCAAGGACATTATCGACTGGGGCATTGAAGCCGCACATGCGCCATGTGTATGGGATAAAACCACCGGTCAAGGTATCAAAGTCGCCATTCTTGATACCGGTATTGACCGCGATCATCCCGATCTGCTGCCGAATCTGAAAGCCTATGCGGACTTTACCCGTTCGCCATACGGTCCGGAAGATAAGCAAGGACACGGAACGCACGTTGCCGGAATCATTGCGGCGGCTGACAATGGCGAAGGCGTCATTGGTATCGCGCCGAACGCAGAACTGTACGCAGCCAAAGTGCTTGGGGATCGCGGCACAGGCAGCTTCCAGGCCATCATCGACGGCATCCGCTGGGCAATCAATCTCGGTGTAGACGTCATCAATATGAGTCTCGGATGTGCCGCAGAGCCGCCGCAGGAAATGCACGAAGCCATCAAGGACGCTGCTGCAGCAGGCATTATCATTGTTGCGGCAACCGGCAATGAGAACACCGGCGTAGGCTGGCCGGCCATGTACGACGAAGTAATCGCTGTATCCGCTATGACTCCCGGCAAGGAGAGAGCAAACTTCAGCAATTATGGAATTAAAAATGAAATTATGGCACCTGGCGTGGATATTCTATCTACGTATAAGGACGGAGGTTATGCCAAACTTTCTGGAACGAGCATGGCAACGCCCATTATTGCCGGGTGTGCTGCCTTGTATCTTGGATTCTGTAAGGCAAATGGCTTACCACGTCCTACACTAGAAGAACTCCATGCCAAGCTGGCGGTATCTTGCGAGGATCTGGCAACCCCTGGACGCGATGCGTATACAGGTGATGGGTTGATCGATCTTCATAAGCTGATCAGCTAAATTTGAGGGGATAAAAATCCCCTCTTTTTTTATGGTAAATTTGTGTTATAATGTGTTTGTAACGCATTACATTATCGAGTAAATGAAAGATATAAAGACTTTACTAGAGAACGGTGGTGAAAACATGAAACAAATCCGGATTATTGAAGATATTGGACGCGGTGTACTGAGTGAAGACCTGGCACCTAAGAAAGGAGACATCAAGGAAAATGAGAATCGGACCCAAACGGAACTTCGCCCTGGAAAGCCAGCAGGAGGAAGTGAAGGAAAATGATAAGATCGTCACGATGGTACGCAAGTCGGAGCATGGGATTACCAACATCGACTTCATTCTGGAGCCAGAGCGCTTCGATGAACTGGGCCGCGAATGCCGCCTGACGTTCGATGAATACTGCGATGCGATTAACAAAGTCATCGAAGAAGAAGAAGGAGACTGGCCGGAGCTGCGCATGAAGGATCAGGTCAACATTACCCGGGATGCAATCCTGGAAGCGACTGTGCTCAAATATGTGCAGCAGGAATACAGCATGTCTCCTGACCAGTTTACCGGCAGAGACCTCAACTACAGCAAGCGATATGACGAACAAGGCCGCTTTATCGGTGAAGCTCTGATCATCACGTATATGCACATCCCCACGATGGAAATGAAGGTGAATAAATAATGGCAGAGAATAATCGAATCCTTATGATCGTTGAAGGCGTTGAAGCAAAGCACCGCGTTCCAAACATGCACAGCTTTTTGGAAGTGGTAGGCTTCGATAAGATCGCTATGCTGAGTGAAAACATGCGTGGCAGCCGTTACGATAAAGTCTTAATCCCTCTTTCGATGAAAGAATCGGACAAGCATGCAGCCGTACTGGAGATCGTCAAGCCGATGGTTCTGGTTGCCGGCGACGCGAATGTACGAATCATCTACTACTAAGGAGCTGCAGATCATGGAACCATTAATTCTACCTATGATGATGTTCGGTTCCTACATGGATTACGAGCGGGAGAAAGACCCGAAAGATCCAACAGGCAAGAAATATATCATCAAGAAAAAGCTGAATGCCAAAGGCAAGCTGGTACCGGCAAAGAAGAAGATTACGCACGTCGAAGCTAACGGCGATATGGGATTTTACCCTTCGGTCAATCACATCTATCTGAACACCGGCAAAGGTGGTAAGAAGCTGACGAAAGCAGCGCAGCAACTGTTTGATAAATGGCAGGGACTTGCTTATGGATGGGCAGTCCGCAACGGATGGGAAATGACAGACAAGGAAAAAATCGTCCTGGAGCTGTACGCGTACTTTCCAGACAAACATGTCCGCGACACGCATAATGTGCTGAAACTCATGATGGATGCCTTAGAAAAGGTCATCTACAAAGACGATAACTATGCGCTGCCGCGAATTATGGACTTCGAATATTTAGAAAAGGATTCCGAAGTTCGCCCGTACTTTGAGCTTCGCATCTATAAGAAGGCCGATGAAATTGATCTGGAGGACGTGAGGAAGGAATATGAGCAAGGACGAACCGCTTCGTAAATATACCGAGGAGCAGGACGCTGCGCCGCTGATCCGCAAATATACCAAGCTGATCAAGCGGTACAGCCGGCTTCTCATCTACGGTGAAATGGATTTTAAGAGCTATGATGCTAAGCGATTTATCGCCTGTTTCATCTCAGAACAAGACATTATCAAGGACTTATGTAAGGCTGGAAGCTCGGAGCCAGAAACAATTGAAAAAGTCCAAGAAGTTATCCGAAACATTCGACACGCTTTTAGCGTATATGACATTACCGAAATCGAACACGAACTGATGATCTTGCTGCTGGAAGCAGCCAGGAAGTACAAAGATATGGGCTACGGCTTCAGCCATTACCTGTACAGCGTCTTCCGCTATCGATTGAAACGCTTCGTGGACGACAGGATGTTTGAAAGTATGGAGCTTGAAACATACTCCTACAAAGACGAGTATTGCACGGGGGAAGATCGACCGATTGACAGCATTATCGAGAATAAGTATTATTACGAGCCTCTGAATATCGAAGGCGACGAGAATACTGATCTGGATAATGTTTTGTGGCTCAACGGCGCGGTCGGCAGCGATTTGTTTAAAGAGCTAACATACAGTGAACGATTCATCTTGCTCAAGGCTTATGAAGAGGGCATGACGGACCGGGAGATATCCAGGATTAACGGATTGCATCACCGATCAGTGTATCGCATTCGCAAACGCATTGTAGATCATTTCCGCGAAAAGCGCGTAAGGGGAGAAATTAAATGTCTGAGATGAACAGAATACCAACCTATAACCCACATGTCGTAATCGCCGGTATCGCCACGGTAGACCAGGAAGGCATGCTTCACATGTTCCCACTGGTCGAGGAAACACGACTCAAGGATATTAAGGACAAAGACAAGTACATTACGATCGGGGATAAGCTGATTCTGCCGGCACAGTTCTATCAGAATGTAATGCCTTGCAATAAGCAACTCTTCGAAGACTTCATAAATGAGCAACAAGCGGCAATGAGCGGGGATAATATTTAATTATCTCCGCTTTTCTCTTGTTTTCTTCCGTTTACTCGTTTATAATTAATATTGTAACACGTTACAATTAGATAAAGGAGGTCGGAGAATGGCGGGCATACTTCAGATCATGGTCGAGCGCCACCATTTGGAGCGAGCTGCCAATGAAACACGACCGATGCGAAAGCTTCATCCGTCTACAATTGGTATGTGTAAGCGGCGAATCGTGTTCGACATGCTCATGGTTCCCAAACCAGAGATTGATCCGCAGCTTATCCGAATCTTCGAAAATGGACATAGCCTGCATCACCGCTATGAGCAGCTGTTCGCTGACATGGGCATTCTCGTACAAGCCGAGATGAAGCTGGAACGAGAGAACATCAGCGGCCACACGGACGCATTGATCAAATTGACCAGCTTCCTGAACCCGGAAGGGGAACTGTATCTGGTCGAGTTGAAGAGTGCGTTCAGCAAAAGCTTTAAGTGGATGAAGGAAAACAATATGCCGAAAGCCGAGCATAAGGCGCAGCTTACGTTTTACATGCACCTGTCCGGCGTCCACAAAGGGATCATTTTCGTGGAAAACAAGGATGACCAGGAAGTCTGGGAGTATCATCTGGATTATGACCCTGTATACGGGAAGTTCCTTGAGAAGAAGGCAAACGAATGTATACAGATGGCTAAAGACCGGGTGCTTCCTCCAATAGAGAAAGGATACACGCCGAGCAATTATAAATGCACAAGCTGTCCTTTCAACATCTACTGCCATTCTGACAGTGCCAAGAATGATGGCAGTATCCGCAACCCGAATCCATTTAGTTTCGGCAGCGAAGCTTATATGGATGTCGAGAATATCCGCACTGCAATACGGGAAGGAAAACCAATTCCGAACGTAATCGCCGGCGACACGAATGGAGATCTCGTGCGCGAAGTAGCTGAGAAAAATAAAATTTTCTCAAAAGGTGGATGACCAATGTTTGTCGATGTAGGATTTGGAAACTATGTAGAACTGAGCAAAATTATCACTGTGAGCCGTCCGGACAGCTCGCCTATCCGTAGAATGATGGGCGAAGCGAAGGACTCTAAGCGTTATGTTGACCTGACGCAGGGAAGAAAAACGCGTTCGATTATCCTGAGCCATGATGCAACCGGTACGATCCTGATTGGGTCTGCTGCGCAGCCTGCAACCATTGCGAAGCGCGTAGCGTGCAGTCAAGGTCAAGCGCCTATGCTGAATGTCATCGGAGAAGGCGGCTCCAACGAATAAACGATAGGAGATACAGCCATGATCCACTTACACGTACACTCTGAATACTCCGAGCTTGACGGCTTGTCTACTGTAAAGCAACTCGTTAAGCGCGCGAAAGAAATCGGTAGCTCCGCCCTCGCCATTACAGATCACGGCGTTTGCGGGGCTATCCCCGATTTTATCACCGCTTGTAAAAAGGAAGGCATTAAACCGATTCCCGGCTGCGAAGCATACATGACCAAAGACCGCACCTTAAAGGGCGACTTCCAGAAGGAAATGAAAACAAAAATATTTGACAAGTATGGCATCAAGGATAAAGCCTGGAAGGCGTTCCGCAAAGCGATGCGTAATAATCCGGATGACTTTGAAGTCGAAGCCCGCGAGCTGCTGAAAGACTTCCTGATGGGCGGCGTCAAGAAGAAGGCGGTAGCTGAACCGGAAGTCGAGTTCGATCTATTCAACATCGGCATGATTGAAGACCCAGAGCCGCAAGCATTCGAAGAAGACCTCTCAACCGGCGATCCGATTGCCGACTTCCGCAAAGAATATTACGACCTCGTGAAATACGACAACTTCCATCTTGTCCTGATGGCCATGAATACTCAAGGGCTGGAGGACTTGTATGAAATTATTTCAGACGCTCACCTTGTGGGCTTTTATAGTAATCCTCGCACCGATCTGGCTTTTATTAGGGAGCGCGGTCTTGGTCGCCACATTATCGCTACTTCTGCTTGCCTTGGCAGTTATTTTGCCCGTTTCGCTTTGGCTGGCGATCTGGACGAGTGCCGTAATTTTATACAGGAATGCAAAGATACGTTTCATTCTTTCTATCTTGAAAAGCAGGCAACGCGGCTTCCTGAGCAGATTCGCCTTAACGCGATCATCGACCGACTGGCTGCTGAAACGGACACTCCGAAAGTTGTAACAACAGACGTTCACTATGCAAACAAAGAAGACCGCGACATTCACGATGTCCTGGTAGCGTCCAGCATGAATAAATGTATTCATGATACTGACCGGCTGGTTTATGCACACGAGTTCTGGATGAAGTCCGAAGAAGAAGTCCGCCAGATCGTGAACGACGATGAAGCGATCGCCAACACGCTGAAGATTGCAGAGATGATCAATGTTGATCTGCCGGACAAACCGCTATTCCCGAAATACATCATCGAAGAAGGCGACACCGCCGAGCAGCAGCTGGAGAAGCTGTCCTGGAACCGATTGTTCACCTACGCAATGACCACAGAGGTTGATCTGGAGAAATACTGCCAGCAGCTACAATACGAGCTGAGCGTTATCAATCCGCTGGGCTTTGCCGACTACTTCCTAATCGTAGCGGATTACATCAACTGGGCGAAGGATAACGGCTACCTGGTAGGCCCGGGACGGGGATCGGCTGCTGGTTCACTGGTTGCCTTCGTCATCGGCATCACCGATATCGACCCGATCAAATGGAACCTGATGTTCGAACGTTTCCTGAATCCAGAACGTGCAGGTTATCCTGATTGGAAATTAAATGTTGCAGCTTAGTTGTCGCCTATACAAAACGATGTTAATCTAGTTACATCGACTTTTGTAATGGAGGCAATAACATGATGAAGATGACAGAAGACAGAGCAAAGATCATTGAGCTTTACCAAGGCGGGTTATCGAGCTTGAAAATTGCGAAAAAGATGGGCCTATCATTGGGTGCGGTGACGTACACGATTACGCACGCTGGGATCGCAAGAAGCAACAAGCAAAACTCCCGCAAATATTCAATCAATCACTCTTTCTTTAAAGAGATTGATACTGAAGAGAAGGCTTACTGGTTAGGATTCATATACGCCGATGGATATATCACAGCTCGCTCGACGAAACAGAAGTGTATAGGTATTGCAATTAAGTCAGACGACAGAGGACACCTGGAAAAGATTAATAAATCCATGGAGTCCAACTACAAAATCAATACCTACACTTCAAAAAATGAATATGGTGAATGTGAATACGTAAGACTGCTGGTTACTTCGGATCAACTGTTCGACGATCTGAAGAGTAAAGGAGTCATCGAGAATAAATCACTTCAACTCCAGTTCCCGAGCGAAGAACAAGTGCCGTCGCACCTGGTCAGACACTTTCTAAGAGGATACTTTGATGGCGATGGATCATTTTCCATCAGTCCAGACAATTATCACTTACCCTATAATCTCAAGATTTGCGGAACAAGAGAAATCTTGAAGGGATTCATGAATATTATTGGTAATGAAAACAAGCTTGAAAAAAGAAACAAGGATGACAAAAACAACTGGCAGTTATCAGTTACAAAGCAGTCAGACGTTATCAGGCTTGCAACGCTCATGTATGACTCAGCCACTATCTATCTGGATCGTAAGCATGAAAGATATCAACATTTAATAACACAGTCCTCCCCTGTGGAAACGCAGGTGTGAGTAACACAGTGAATTGCGGGAAAGTCCTTAGAGCCGATTCAGCTACAACGCAGGGATGAGACAAGCCCAAACGTGAACGCTCATAAAATGAATCGGATTGGATAATCGGGAAGGTATTAATCCTTCGCTTCGCAGCCAAAGCCTGATGAGGGCAAGGTTCAACGACTATGGTGTGGGAACCAGTAGTGAAAACGAAGCGCTGTGCTCTAAGTCCACTCATTCGTGGATATGATGATGATATAGTCTACTCCCCTAATAAATATCGGGAAACCGAGGGTATAAAGGATCGATGTCGATTTTTCCTGGGAGGGCGCACGCGCGGTTCAGGAATACATGAAACAAAAATACGGAGCTGGTCATGTGGCTCAGATCGGAACGTATGGCACACTCGCTGGACGTTCGGTTATTCGCTCTGTAGGTAAAGCTCTCGGATACAGTCCGCAGGATCAAGACGCATTTGCTAAATCGATTCCTGCACGTCCAGGCATTACACTGGATCAGTACACGGATAAGAACGGCAAGGTTGTTACCGGCGCTTATCAGGAGTCGCCAGAGACGCGCATGTTCGCAGACAAGTATCCAGATTGGTGGAAGGCCGCAAACGCACTGGAAGGCCATGTACGAAGCGCAGGGGTTCACGCAGGAGGAATCGTCTTGTCTCCGCAGCCACTGACCAACACGGTACCGCTCCGGCTGGATAAAGAAGGCTTGGCGACCACGCAGTATGACATGAGCTGGATTGAAAAGTTCCTCGTTAAGTTCGATATCCTAAAGCTGAATACGCTCGACTTGATTAAGCAAACCAAGATCAATGCCGGCATTGCAGACTTCGACCTGAAATATATCGACTACAACGACCCTCGTATCTATGAAGAGGTATATAACAAACTGAATCTATCGGGGATCTTCCAATGTGAGTCAGACCTATTCAGAGGTATTATCAAAGAGATGGAACCTTCGAATGTTCAGGATATCTCGGTTATCGTAGCTCTTGGCCGTCCGGGTCCGCTCGATCTGATTCCGTCTTATATTCGCCGGAAGAAAGGGCAGGAGAAAGTTACCTTTCCATTCGACAGCTTACAGCCGATCTTGGGTGAGACTTACGGCATCTGGGTTTATCAAGAACAGATTATGAAAGCATCCGTGGTTCTCGGCGGCTTTACGACCGGTCAGTCTGACATCCTGCGGAAAGCGATCTCGAAGAAGCAGCATGAGCTGATGGAAGAATGGATCGGCTACATGATTTACGGGTCCGAAGAGAAGAACATTCCTGGAGCACTCAGCCGCGGCTATGATGAAGCAGCCCTGCTGAAGATCAAGGAAGACTGGATCAAGTTCGGTGACTACTGCTTTAACTACGCGCATAGCGCCTGCTACGCGGTCCTGTCCGTTCAAACAGCTTACCTGAAGACTTACTATCCGGCAGAGTTCATGGCAGCCCTGCTGACGACCTCAGAAGGCGCCAAGAAAGACGACGTGCCACGCAGCGTCATCTACATGAAGGAATGCGAAGAGATGGGTATCAGCATCCTGCCGCCAGATATCAACCATTCCAACGATAGCTGGACACCAATCCCCGCTCGGGAAGGTGAAGAAGGCAAGGGTAAAATTCTGTATGGTCTGGCCAGTATCGCCGGCGTCAGCAGCAAGGACGTAGACGTCATCAGCAAAGGCAGACCGTTTAACGACTTCGACGACTTCCTGGTTCGCAACGATTCCATGAAGCTGAACAAAACCAAGGTCAGCAACCTGATTAAGTCCGGCAGCTTCGATACGCTGTACAACAACCGCTATCTGCTGCTGCGTAGATACTTCGAAAGACGCGGAGACGCTTCCTACATGGAGATTCCAGCCAAGACATCGAAGCGCGACATTATCGCTTTCGAACGTGAAATGCTCGGCACTAACGTCAGCGTTCGCTCCCGATGGGATACGATCGAAGACGGCAAGAAGAATGTTGCCTTCACCGGACACATCACCGAGTCGAAGCCGTTCACTGCAAAGAGCAGCGGCAAAGTAACCGGCAAAGCTCGTATGGAAACCGCAGAGGATGATCTGAGCCTGGTCATCTTCAATAAGATTTGGAAGAAGCATGAGAGTGAATTTATGATTGGCCGGAAGATTCGCGTTTCCGGATCGCGCTCGGGCAACGACCTAATCGTAGACAGCATTACGTATGTCGATGAAATGGCACAGATGCCAGGCGCACCAATTCAAGATTCTGAGTTCAACGTCGTGTTCAGTTAAGAGGAGGAGAAGGCATGGAGTTACTGCAGCAATACACAGAAAAGACCATCGATACGGCCGCGCTCTGGATAACAGATTGCAATAAGCAAGTGGTCGATCTGAAAATAGAGGGCGTATCCGAATTTACGAAGCATCCGGAATACCCAAATGTCATGAGAGGATCACTGACGATTGCAGACTGGGTTATGAAAGAATCCGAAGGGCCTGTCACGCAGGGGTGGCTGGATCGCCTCAAGGTTCTGGTGCTGAACTTTCTAAATGAATCGGTGCAGGCTTATCAAATCCTGTACCATGAGCAGCTGCAGCTGGATAACGGTGATTGGGTAATCATCTTCAATTGTAAGGAGTACAACTGATTATGGAACTCATGGCCATTTATGCGGAGAGCATTCTGGAGGACGATCAAGACGTCCTCCGGTATCTGTTTGAACAGAAGATGGATATACAGCCGGAGGCAGCCCGCAAGTATTTTGGACTTGCGTCCGGATTTAATCTTTCGATGGCGATCCGCTGTGAGGAAGACTCTTTTATGCGCAGATGCTATGCCAGAACGCTGACGCACAATAGGACGCCAATCTACGCAGCTGGTTTTGACCACAGCTGGCAAAACCTGCATCCGCAAAAGGGATTCCGCCAGCAGGAGACGATTGACGTGGATCTTGTCTTTGAAGAACTGAGGGATGCGCAGTTCTTAATCCGGTGCAAAAAGAGCATCGAGCTAATGTCTGAGTCATTCTACGTGATCGGTCACATCCGAGAAGCGGAGTGTGCATCGCTTGACGTAGGGCGTCCAGTAATCAAGCTTTCTCTGCTGGTGCGGGATTCTCAGTGGAAAGTTTGAGAATAAGGTCGTATTCTCCAGAAAGCTATAGTATAATGCAAATGTAACGCATTACAATTTGGTAAAGGAGTGTTTTACTTGCAAAAACGTAAAGCAGGAAATGTGCAAGGCATTGACGTTTCGCACCACCAGGGTACAGTAAATTGGGCCAAGGTGGCAGCTGACAATATCGCTTTTGTCTTCCTGAAAGCAACCGAAGGAAAGACATTCAAAGATAAGACATTCGCGTCTCATGTGAAGGCAGCGAAAGCCGCTGGGCTCATGGTTGGTGCTTATCACTTCCTGCTAGCCGGCAGCGCTGATGCAGCCGTTCTGGAAGCCCGCCACTTCGTGAATACCGTCAACGACGCATACGGTACAGATAAACTGGATTTCCCGCTGGTTATGGACTACGAGAACAATCCGAATAACCTGAGCAACGCTGGTATTAATCAGGTCTCCAAAGCATTCCTCGCAGAGGTGGAGCGCCTGACCGGTCGCAAGCCGATCATCTACACAGGCAACTCGTTTGGCGACATCTTCGACGCAAGCCACAGTGCTTACGATGTATGGATGGCTCGCTACGCTGCTTCCATGCCGCCTACGGACAACAAGGCATGGAAAGAGTGGGACTTCTGGCAATATTCTGACGGCCAAGTAGGCGGCACACGTCCAAACGGTAGCCGCCGCGTCAATGGTATCGGCGGCCCTGTCGATCTGAACGAGTTCAATGGTACACTGGCTCAGCTGAAAGCCAAGTACAGCAAGCAGGTTGCTGCTCCTGTAACGAAGCCGGCAGCACCAGCTCCGGATAAAAAGGCGGACGCACCTGCAGCTGACATTGAAGCTTCTGTGCTTGTTGAGCTGAAGGGTGGAACAATGCGACCGCTCACCACGAAAGGCTTCTTGAGGGATGGCCAGTCTTACGTGCCGGTCCGCGCAGTGGCCATTGTAGCAGGCGTATCCTATGGCTTCAACAACAAGGATAAAAAGGCACAACTGAATGAACAAGTCATGAGCAATACGGTACTCGTCGGCAAGGACTCTTATGTTCCATCGCGCGATGCCGCAGCCGCCCTGAAACGCGTAGCGAAGTGGGATGGCGATAAAAAAACAGTGACACTGGCATTGCAATAATGGCCATGACGACTGGCACGACGATCCTTGTTCCAGGGAAGAAGAAGGGAAGCCGGAAGGGAAAATAACAGGGACTCTGAAAGGGGTCTCCCGATGAAGAACTTTATTCGTTACCAGCCTAAAGATGTAGTTGTTGTCACTTGCCCGTTCTCTCCTCATGAAGGAAAGATCGGCACAGTCTATGAAGCATCCAATACAAAAATGCGTTACTTGGTTCGCTTCGAAGACGGATACGATAGCTTCACTTGGAACCAGATTAAGCATTACCGCACAGAAGCCGAGCTTGATGCTCTGATCGATCTGTCGTTAACGCTGGGTCCGGCCGGGCTGGAACTGTTCGAAGATTGGTCGACGGAAAAGCTGCTGCGATTCCCGAAGCCAGAATAAAACGCCAGGGGGAACAGGGGATGCACAAGGAACAATATCCGGATCAAATCAATGAAATGCTTGATCTGCAGACAGACGTAGAGCGGAAGCAAGTAGCGAAGGCATGGAAGAACTTCCAACAGATGTACATGGAAACCAAGCCGCAGCACAAGAAGGATACCGGCAAAAAGAAAAAGGCCAAGCTGGCCAAGCAGTCGCGGAAGAAAAACCGTAAATAGCCCTTGAGGAGGGGCTGTCATCATCTGCCCAGAGCAAAGGAGGAACTATGCAGATTAGTAAAAGTATTGTCCATCGAATCCGTATTCTGATCACGATCGGCGTCATCCTGGTTGTTTATAAATTCGTTGACCCGATGTGGGCATTCGGACTCGCCTTGTATTGCATCCTGGTTGATCAGGCAGACACCGCTGAAAGTGTCGAAGAACTATTGGAGGAGCGTAGAACATGGAAGAATTTCTTAACAAATCGAAGGGGTTCTTAGGACTCCTTCAAAGCGCAATGACGCAGGCAGAGATAGAACGGTCGGGGGAAGCAGCAGACGAAATGTTTGAGCAGATCCGGCTGGTTACTGCAGATAAAGAGCTGAATATCCGCGAGATGGCCAATGCTGCCCTGGCGGTGCAAGTTGAACTTTTACAGATCATTATGGAACAAACGGAGGAACGTAAAAATGATAAATGAGTTTACACCGCTGCCAATCCTGAAGAGTCTGCCGAAAACCGATGCAGAGATTATGGAGAATGTCTTGGATGGCATTGACGAAGATAACCGAGTTCTTGGATATATCGCAGAAGCCATATCCAGAAATTCCGAGCAGCGTATCCTGATTGGCAAGCAGCTGATCGATTCGAGAGCAAGTGCCGAAAACCCGCTCCAGCCCGGATGGTCTGCACTGGCTGAGCTTGGCCACATCGGACCGCAAGGAGGCGTTCATATTATCGAAACGCTGCCTGGTGAATCAATCGTGGATGCTGTTATGCGCAAGTACGGGAAGGATGGTTCCGTTGGGTAAACTATTCATTGTGGCCATCGAAGGCCTGGACAAAAGCGGCAAGGCTACACAGACCCGCATGCTGACTGAAGCCTTGCGAGAGAAGGGTCTGAAAGTCGAGCAGGGTGAGTTCCACCGATATGATACACCAACCGGCGAGCTGATCGCCAAGTGGCTCCGGAAAGAATACGAAGCCAGCCAGGAAACGATCGAGCTGATTATGGCCGCCGATAAGCAAGCGCAGCAAGGCAAATTCGTCGAGATGGAAGAAGCCGGCGTTGACGTTCTGATTCTCGATCGCTATACCATGAGTCAGCTGGTATATGCAGCAGCTAATGAAGTTTCGCTTCCATGGTCGGTTGACCTGCAGGAGCAAATGCGGAAGCCTGATCTGAATATCGTGATTGATATTCCGGCTAAGGTTAGCATGGAGCGGAAGGGGAAGCACAACGGAGGCGTGAACGATCGCTACGAGTCAGACCTGAATCTGCTGACAAAAGTCCGGATGCTTTACAAGATCATGGACTATAAGGCACCAGTGATCGATGGCATGAAATCAATCGATGAGATTCATGAGGATATCCTGACCATCGTAATGGATCGTATGGATGATAGATAAATATTTACTTATATAGATATTTATGTTATTATTACTATACTAAATCATTCGAGGTGGGAAAGGTTCCCCACACGCTTGCTGGTTCAGCAAGTTATAAGAGATCAGGATACGCCGCCCTGCTTATGATTTAAAAGACCTCATTCGTGGGGTCTTTTTTAATGCTATCGATTAAATGAAACCGCCGATAGGCGGTAAAATACCTGGCCCCGCTGAAAAAAGGTTTGACGCCGCTGGGAAGGGTGTGGCATAATTGCGTTTTTTCCGATGTTTGGCTTCCTGTTGTGAATTTTTCGAATAGTGAAATATGAAAAATAGTTATTGTAACACGTTACAATATGAGGTAGAATATGGATAGGAAATACTAACCTTTTTTCCTGCTCCTTGAACATCCCCATGTTCCCATAAAAAAGACCCGCCCGATGGCAGGTCTCTTTTTTATTGCAGAAGGTATTTCAGGTCATAGACTTCGGAAGAGACGTTTTTAGCGGCCTCTGCGATCGATCGAGTTAGGATCGTTGAGCTAAAAATCCTAACCGTCGCCTTCAGCATATTCCCTTCAAAATATGGCATGATGATTTTCCCCACAACGTTTCCGCTATCATCACGCAGCTCGGTCTTATGTCTCAAAAACTCTAAGGCAGCCTCTTTTTGTGTTTGGGAAGCATTCGATAAGTCTGCAACCTCCATTTGCGTCACCGGGTCATTCATGCCGCTTTTCCTCCTTGGCGTTTCCTCCGCAAATTCAGTGTCCCTCACTCTTCTCTTCCCCCTATCAGTCCTAAACCAGATTTTTTTTGGTTAGCCGCGAAGATACAGATTGATAAATTCAATCGCATCTTTGGCTGAGATTGACCATTCCTTTTTGTCTCTCTTTGCCTGGAGTCTGCCGCTGGTAATCGCCCGTACCACGCCTGCAGGTGTCATCCCAACCATGAGTGAAAGTTGCTTGGCTGTGATCGATTCGCCAGCGTCCAGCATCAACCGTATGTACGCACATCGAACAAACCTGCCTATCAAAGTACGTTCCCATTTTAACCAATCAATGGAATACCTGCTTTCGTTAAGGAAGGTATTGTCCCAGATAAGTTCACAGATCCGTTCCAGGATGTCTACAATATCCTCGGGCAAACCACTCTTGCCGACCAGATAAAGATAGACTTGTCTGACTTCTGCAGCCAAAGGGTAAGGGTACTGCATTCCATCATAAACAACAGGTGTTGGTATCAGACTCATTCCTGGTGCATACATATTGAGCTTTTTTGTGAGCGCTTGAAACTTTTGGTCAATCTCTACGATGATGGATTTATAGTATACCTCATTTAGTCCCTTGACGTAATTCATAAAATGTTTCCTCCCAACGACTTGTTGGGTATAATATAATATACTAAACCAATGGTTGTCAAACCGCTGTTCAATTTTATGTAGAATGGTGACTCTTGGTTAGGATTCCAAAGTCGAACTTTATATGTTAATATCTAAAAAAGGAAAGAGCCACCCAGGTCAGGTGGCTCGGTAGACTCCGATCATACTAGACCGAAAAAGATCTTTGACAATTTGAGAGAATCATCAGAAGCGGCCTGGTATAAACAGAGAAAAAAGGGTCTTGCTTTATTAGGTTAGGTCTAGTATATCGGAGCTCACCATTCCTTGTCAACGAAATAAGGAGGTCTGGGGCAATGAGTTCAGGCAGCAAGAGCAATATTACTTTTTATCGCTACGAAAGAACCGGACAAAAGGTTGAGCGCATCCGAAAAGTCAAAGGCAAGGAGGTGCGGGAGTGGGTGGATGAGATGAAAAAGGTATACTACACAGAACGAGATGTTGCGGGGTTTTCACTGGAGAATCTAGGTTTATCCCTTCCGTATCGGTCCGGGAATAAGACGATCATCGACAATTATTTACTCAAGTATTGGCAGTACTTCCTCGGGGCAGAAGCCACGATTACGTACATCAACTACCTGAGCTTATGCATCAATGATCATGTTTCAACCTTGTCACTCGAACATATGGCCGAAATGATGGGAATCAGTACGGTAACACTCAACAAATACTTAACAATCTTAGAAGAGTACGGATTCGTCATGCGGTTCTGGTCGCAAAACAGGAATAGGGGTGGGATAAATGACAGCACCCGAGTAAAAGTCCGGTCCAGTATTCCCTTCCTAAGCGAAAGGCAAATCAGCGAGCTGCCGGACTGGCTGCTGGAATCACACAATCGATTCATGCAGAAATTGTTTGAGTCGCATGAGGTCATCCTTCTGGAGGAGAATGACCACACCGATGAGCTGCGGAAGTTCATGAGCAAAGGTATCAGCAGGGAGATTCCGAAGTCAAAAGTTACGGCGCCTCCAGTGGTCCAGATGGAAATGAAAAGGGAGGAGCTGCTGAAGAATCGCAGCCAGGAAGAAGTTCAGATCTGGGAGAACATGATGGAGATTATCAAGGACTCCATGAGCAAAATGTCGTTTGACACTTGGTTCCGGGAAACCTTCGCGATCATAGATGATGGACATTTGATTGTGATTGCGCCAAACGATATGGCTTCGTCTTGGATCGAGGATCGGTATACAGAAATTGTACGTCATTCATATCAACGTGTGACCGGCAACGAAAATGGAAAGGTATTAATCATGACATTGCAGTCATATATGTAAGAGAAAAGCAGAGGGATTCGTCCTTCTGCTTATTTTTTTTGAAAAAAGTTATCCACAATTTGTAGGTTTTCCGTCTACCTTAAATTTTTTAAGGTAGCGAAATCGGGATGAAAACTTACTACCTTAAAATTTTTAAGGTAGCGAAAAAAATGTCTACCTTAAATTTTTTAAGGTAGTAAATTCTGTGGATAACCACTAGCTTAAAATTTTTAAGGTAGCGATTTCTGTGGATAAGCCCTAGCTTAAAAAATTTAAGGTAGTCTCTCTACCTTAAAAAATTTAACCCCCTGGGTTAAAAATTTTAAGCCTATTAATTACTCTTTATTAATTACATATAACATCATCTTATATAAAAGATGCAGCTGCTGTGGATAACTCGAATCGGCAAAAGGGTTGTCAACAAGCGAGGAATCGGTTATAAAAAGAGTACAAGCTTTCGAGAGGAGATGTTTGGCATGACAGGAAATGAAAAACCACGGATGGCAGAAGACGGACTTAATCCGTGCTGGACTCAAAGTGCTTCTTCAGGTATTCCTTTGCTGCATCGAGACCTCGCTTGTCTGCAGGTTTCTCCCACCACTGAAAAGCTACACGCTTCTCCCTAGTGTCATAAACGAGGACCTTGTGGTGATAGTGAAAGAGGAATAGGCAGTGCTCAATCCTTCGGACCTGCCACTTTTTGGCCAAGGGCTTTTTACCGGCGAAGTGACGGTCAAAGCATTCGTCGATTTGCTTCATGATTCTTTTCGCTCCTGACGTAATATGACTTCTCCATTCTGACGAAGCTCGGTTAAATGATAGCCCACAAGGGCAGAGGGGAAGGGGAGCGGTCCGTTTTGACAAGCGACACATCTTGCATACTTCAGCGGGATCAGCGATCGACTCCATGCGGCAGTCGGCAGCTTGGGGCGAACTTTCATCTCATAGATCATCTCATAATTAACATGATCGATTTCATCAACGATCTGCCTGCAGTAGTCGCAGCAGAAGGGAAGGGTTCCTTCGAATAGATCTCCCTGGTTATGAACCGGACGATCCTGGCGGTACCAGCGGAAGTTCTCATGATCGACAACTTCGTAGGTGTTGCCATACATACCGCGCCGGAACTCCCAGCGCTGGCCGGCAGCCACCGCAGCAGCTGCACGATCCTTCGCTCGACGATCAGCACGAACACGAATCTTAATACCTGGATTAAGCGGAGTGTAGGGCATGATTCATCCTCCTTAGCCGAAAGCTTTTCGGACTTGTTCGTCTGTCATATTGGTGAAAATGCCGACCAGCTTGTATCCCTCATCATTTGGGATCGGAACCGGCACAGCTTTCGTTAATGCAGCTTGCACTTCCTCCCAACGGAATCCCATCGCTTCAGGTGGGGTGTAGAAAATACGGCTGCGGATCTTCTTCAGAGTCTCATTGAATTTCTCGTCAGTCGATGCTTCCAGCAGCTGGTCGATAACGTCTTCAAGCTTTCTCGGGTTTTCCATTTGCTTGATGCTCCTTTATAAGTTCAATTGTTCGATCAATAAATTCAGAAACCTTCAAATCGCCAATGTCTTTTTCGTAATTCCGGTCATAGAGAATCACACCAAAATCATCCCATACTTCGCTCATAATGATCTCGAACGTATCGGAATCACCGTAAGCGTACATAGTCTCATCCAGTTTTACGACAGCTCCATGATCGCAATTAAGCTGTATAATATTAAGAATTTTCTGCTGCAGATCCGGATTCGTCTCCACGGTAGTCCTCCTTTTTGACAAAGTAGTTGGCTCTGAAGATATCCTTGGCGCTGGCAATAGCAAAAGCAAACGGCTCATTGGTATTAAGCAATTCTTTCGCGCCTTCAAAACGAAGATAGACGACCACATCATCATCCGAAAGATACATCTTAATTTCGGGGTTGGATTTAAGCAGCACATATCCTTCTGGAATGAAGTTCAGTTCGCTGGATGTCGATTCACGAAAACATTGCGGACAAGTAAATCCAGTATCATGCTCGTGTTCTTCAATGTTTTGAATACGGGTGAAATTATAGCCTGAGTCGAAGTCAACCAATGTGGCCACGTTCCATTTGAACTCCGAAGATAAGGCAAGGCAATGAGGACATCGAATTGTAGCATACGGACTATTCCATCCAGGGTATTTCATCTTCATCAATTCATCGTCAAAGTTCAGTGTGACGGCGTTCAAATGCAACCCATGAAACATGACTGTGTGAATGCCGTTCTCGACATGAATCAGAGTCCAACGACTCTCAGTCATGTCGTTTACATACTGCATCAGATCATGCTTACGCAGCAGCGTGTCCATGGCACCGCGCTCCGGATAAAAATCCTCGAAGTTGTCCTCGATAAAGTCGTTCATATCAGAGCCGGCAGAAAGCGTATAGCCTTGAATGAAATTATCATCGGGGTGGTTAGTGATCGCTTCGTTACGATCCGTATACATATTCATATAGTTGCCTTCATGATCCAACTGCATCCAGGCATCTAAGATGATGATTTCGTTATCCTGCATTGTTGTTTCCGCCTTCCAGTTGAGTAGTCCATTTTTGTAAAAGAGTCCTGCACATAGATAAGGTGGTCTCTGGATCCAGACGAGGATTGGCAATATGGGAGGCAACAAGCTTTATCTGCCCGCGTGCTTCATTCAAGTACTGATTGGTTACATCCAGACTCTTCAAGCGCATGTTGGCAAGATCCTGAGCCTCCTGCAGCTGCGAACGAAGGTCCGTGAAATCATTACGTGCGGATGAAAGGATGCGCTCATATTCTTCTTTCATTCGCTGAATCCCGTCTCGAAGATCATCTCTCTCTTTTTCTATCTGACAGAATAATTCATAGAAGCCATCATCTCTGGAATCACTCATCGATTTGCTCTCCTTTTAGTTTTTTCAGCAGCAGCAGCTCTTTTTCTATACTGGACGTCACCAGTTCATTGATCGCAGACAGCTCCTCGACGATCTTGGCATTCTCCGGCGTATATTTAACAACATCACGCATAGCACCAATATAAGGATAGCGAAGCATGCCGGAATTTCCAGAAAGGTATCTTTCGTTCTCCGGAAGATCTGGCTTGACGAAAAGAAGCCGCTCGGTGATCCGAATGACGGTTCCTGAGCGGTACGTCTCGGTCGGCTGCCTTAAAGCAATGGCGCGGTAGAAGACACGATCGCCAGGCTGATACAGGAGCCGAAGGTCACGCTTATCATTTTGTATCATGTTACATTATCCTTTCGAACTGGTTATCGTGTCATAAATGATATAAATAATAAAGAGCGGCCACGCGACGGCGATTATTGCGAATAAGAAGAATAAGGCAAGTAGATCACCACCCGAAGCGGCAGAAATCGTATTCCAAGTTGTTTGTAACTTGTTACATTCTTCTGCAGATAATTCTTCATCCGCATGTGGCGCGTTGTAGTAAATAAATAGAACAAACAAGGCTCCAAGAATGGAGCCGATTGCTAAGTATATGGATAAGGCTTGCAATGTGTCACCGCCTAATATTCAAATGGTTCTTCGACGGAGTTCTGCTCCAGCCATTCAGCCAACTGCTGAAGACCGATGTCTTTCGTGGCCACGGCAATCGTGGTGTTGTATAGATCATCGTCTGTTACCTTCAGATGGTAGCCATTGAGCATAAGAAAGACCTTCGCACTCAAATAACCGGTTCGCTTATTACCATCGCAGAAGACCTGGTGTGTAGCAAATCCTTCCATATAAACGGCAGCCTTCAAAAATAAACCGGGGTAATATTCTTCGTCGCCAAAACCCATAAAAGGCTTTTCGGCAATAAAGTCTATTAGCCCCGGCTCATTCTCGCCTGGAAGCCCGTTATAAAGCTCCAGCGCAGTGTCATGAATGTCCCTGATATCATCAGGTGTTAACCGCTCAATCAATTTTTCGAAAGCCTCCTAAGACCTTCGTCGTTTTCGCGACACGCCTGCTTGGTCACAGAGCGAATCAGCTGCTTACGATCGAGTTTCTTCTTCGTATCAATCAGGTCTTCCTTGCGGATAGCCATCTTCTTTTCCTCCTTCTTCACGGCGCATACCTCCAATCTATCAATGATAGATTCAGTATTCCCGCCTTTTAATAGATTATACCCAATTTATAGAAAGCTCACAACTGAAAGTTGTCGAAGTTTATGTGCCAAAGGTTAGGGACTTATGATATATTTCTGATAGACCATTTGACCCAGGAGGAGACCTCATGAAGTTTTTAAAAATGATTACCATCATGCTTGTGATTACTGCAGTGACCCTATCAATCACGGCGATCGTCGTCCTGAGCAGACAAGACAACGCTGTTGCCGTTACGGCGACTTTGGAAGACGCGCCGCCTGAAGCGCCTGTGGACGCGCAGGAAGCAGTGGAGGAAGGGGACGCAGAATCGATACCAGACCCTGATCCGTCGCAAGTAGCAGCTGTAGACAGCTCAGCGGACGGCTTTGATCGAGAGGTCATCTATGGAACATGGGAAATATTTAACGCAGAAGATCCAGATAAGATCACCTCGCGGAATACATACCGAGAGGATGGAGTGATAGAAATCGTCCAAAGCCCGGGAACCGAATATGAAAAAAGCTACAACAGGTACTATCGAATCAAAGCTGACGAACGATATGGATTCACGTTGTACACGTATGAAGACCAAAGCTCATATGATGCCGATGAAACCACTGCGGTATCTGTTATTGGTGATATGTCGGATTCCATGCTTACGATGTACACGATGATCGCTCACTCAGGGTATGTGCTGAGGAATCAGCCATATTACATGAGAAAAATGGATTAGTCCAATCACCTCACGCGGTTGCGCAATACAATGATTAAAACTGCAAAGAGGTGATCATCCATGAAGCATTGCTGCAAAATTCCAAAACCGAAAACGTACTTCAAGAAGATAACCAAAACGCATGTTACAAAAATAAAGTACGTTCCGAAAGTGAAGAAATTCAGTTTCACTGATGTCGAGTGCGGAGTTATAACCAAGCACAGAAGCTGTAAGAAGAAGACTCCGTGGATGGACGTATATTAAGATACAATATGAGCACAATAGAAACAGAGCCGCTAAGGAAGCGGCTCTGTTTTATTTTAGGACTCGATAGGCGATACCCAAGGCATCGCCCATAGCAAAGCACTCAGGAATCTTTCCATAATATTTCTTCCAAATATCAGGTGCAGCAAAATGGAGAGAGTGAAACAGAGCATCTTCGCCGGTTAGAATCTTTCCGAAAAGCTCATTGTTGTATTCTTCACGAAAGCCAGGGTGATTGCGCATCATCCACCAGATCTTGCCGATGTGCGACATGTAGTAGCTGGCCCGGTATGTTTTAATGACGACGACAGCAATCGCCGGATTGTTCTTCATAGCAGCGTGCAGATCGATACGAAATTGTCTGCGAGTTTGGTAATATTTTTTCTTTAATTGACTCAAAGTTTTTCAGCTCCAGACCGTTGAATTTACTGCACCACTTTAACGCTTTAATTTAGACATGTTCACCAAAGGTGGATTTTGTACATATGTCTGGAGGTAAGTTTAAGCCCCCACTTTTCAGTGAGGGCTCGCACAATAAGCGGGCTTATTCATCATGTGACACATCTTAATAGAATGCCTAAGGGCCCGTATACCAAAAGTACATAAAGGCTATGAAAGCAATCAGGATAGATCCTAAAATGATTTTGATTGACGACCAGATACCATTTTGTGGCACTGGTTTCTTTTTTCGCTTTTGGCTGTGCTGCCGGTTATATCGACTCACTGAGCCATGTATCGCGTTTCTGACATTGTTTCTGAAACTCCAACGTCGCATGAGTCATCCTCCACTTATTCGTGTATATCCGTCGAATCTTGAATTAAGGTTCTTCCGGCCGATAAAAAGCTCTGCGGACTTAACAATCTCAATCTTATCATAGATATCATTAATTGCTTCCAGTAGTCTTTCAATCGAAGTATACACTCCCTCGAAAGTGGATTCAGAAGCAAGTATGTCTATGACTCCATATGTGGGATTTCCATTATCGATAGAATTATACTCATCAATAAAAATTTTCAAAAGAGCATCTTTTCCATCCTTCTTGCAGATAATAAAGTCTTCAAGTTGGATTGGCAAATCTTGATTGTCATCATTGAAAAAAATTTCAGCTACAGTTCTCCCGTAGAATTTAGCTATCTTGGTTTTTGTGGCATCTCCGCCTTTCCGGCTCCCGCTTTCAAGCATGGCGAGCATTCCGTAAGATATTCCGATCTGGTGAGCTGCTTCAGCAATAGTCAGATTCGCCTTCTTACGTGAATCTATTAATACTTTATTTTTAGGCATGGGTTACGCTCCCTTGACGAAGGTCTCTGCGGCAAGCGATTCACGTTCAGCTTTTCGCTCGCTATGTTCTTTTTTAGCCTGATTGTGGATTTTATCAACGGTTTTTGGCCCAACACCTGGCGTATTCTTAATCGCAGATTCCCAGACCTGGTTCGCAGCATCGGCGCCAACTTTGATACCTTCCAGGAATGAGTTCCGGATCTCCTCGGCAGCAGCGCTGGCTTTAAGACCAGCCAAATAACCTTCGCGTCTTGCCTTTTCCAGCTTCTTTTGCATACTCATATCTATAGTTTCCTCCATTGAATAAAATAAAACCCCCACGTATTAAGTGAGGGCTCGCGCAAAAAACGGGTTAATGCAAAGTACCACATGTTCTTACTGGGATCTTGATAATAGCATTTATTACATCTTTTGTCAAAGCGCGGACTTGAACTGACGCAGCTGCTTACTGTCTCCGCGCGTGCAGATCGCCATGCCCTGATTCAGCAGCTCACGGGCCTTATCGACCATCTCAAGCTGCTTGTCAAATTCCAGGACTACATCATCCTTCTGCGGCGGATCATACCGAGGGTTGTTCCGATCGTCCGCACGGACGTCTTTACTGCCTCTTTTAATAATCAGAATATATCGTTTGCTCATAGGGATTCCTCCGTATTAGTGAGATGATTAATCGTGCTCTGGATTGGAGAACTCGGTTTCGTAGTCGTCCATAATGATCTTAGTTCCGTGTGTGTATGCTTTGAAGAGCGTAGCTTCTATGCCATAGAGACCGCCAATGATCTCCTTGTGGTTAAATTCCCTGTCTCGAACACTGAAGCTATTCACAGTGCCGTCACTATCCAGCACCAGACGATATTTACATCGATAGCTCTCTTGATCTGCTTCTGGGTCAAAATAGATGAATGACAGTGTGCGAGAATTTGGATCAGCATGAACTGTAATTTCATGAGTTTCTTCATACTCCAGTTCTTCCAATTCGCAATCTCTTTCGACCATCTCTTTCAGAATTTCTGAGAAATTAATCGTTTCTTTCTTCGTTCCCAGAAGTTCCTCCAGCTGTTCCGTCATCTTGGCAACACCCATCTCGTGAACGGTTCGATCGAGTTCGCTTTTAATCGTTTGAATAATGAGTTCGTTATAGCTTGGAAGATCCAGCTTATCAAGATTGATCTGCAGCTGCGCTTCAACCTGCTGCTTCAGTCCCTTGCCAAAATCACTGTAAGATCGGAGCGCACTTTCGACGATATCATCAATGGTTTTTTTCAACTGTTTCTCGATGACTTGGCCTATATAATTCTCCTCGGTAAGCTTTGTCATCGTATCAGCGATTGCATTATTAAAATCAAGTGGCGGCATTTGGTTCATTAGTCTGTCTCCTCTTCTACCGCTGCCTCGCGGTCGTATTCTTCTTTTGTGATTGGCGTTACATATTTCATATACTCCGCATCTCCCATGGCGATCTGGCGCCTGCCCGGGCCTTCGTGAATCTTTTTGATCTTCTCTTCGGATAAATCAAGTGGTGACTCAAACGAGAACTGTGCATAGGCTTCCGCGGGGTTTCCTTGTTCGTCTATCCCTGCCTTCAGTTCCTTCTCTAGTCGGTAGTGAAATTCATACTTCATAACGTCTCCTCCAAATAAAAAAGGCAAGACTCGTAAGCCTTGCCTTTTTTTAGATATTATTGTTGTTCTAACGGTAATCGCCGATAGATACGCCTCTTTGAAGAGAATGCCAATATGATTTTGATGCGTCTGAATAGTCCTGGTTGCACCCGGGGCTACTCTTTTTATTTATGCGCCCCAGCCAAAGTTCAGAGGTTTGATGATTTGATCTTCACCCGAAGCAACTGGCGAAACCGGCTTCTCCAGTTCAGCAGCGCTTACCGCACCTGCAGTTACACTAAGTACTCCGAATGCCAGCAATGCTGACAGCAACCATTTCTTCATGTCTAATCGCTCCCTTTAAGATATGTTTGTATTCTTTCTCTTGTTGTGGAGTTGCTTGCTCTTTAAGGGATTCGTAGACATCAATACATGCCCTAAAGTCTTCCACGTTCTTCATTTTATCAGCTAATCTCATCGCTTGCAAGATGTTACCTAAACTAAAATGTAACGAGTTACGTTTCAGTTCGTATAGGGATAGCTGATAGAAGAACTTGTACTGGTAAGACATGTTGACTACGCCATCGCTGGCGTCATTCTTCCAAAAGTCAGAGGGTATTTCTGCCAAGACCGCATCGACATTAAGGTTGTTTTGGTTGGCAGCTTCAAGGATCGTGATCATTCCAGCCAAAGCATCTTCCGGATGAGCGAACATGTAGTCCACGATCTGCCGCAAAGCATCAGGCTTGCCCATCAAGAGATCGATGACGACAAGATTGATTTCGGAGATACGTGTCCAGTAATCCATCCAGGTGCAATCTTCCGACTGTGGATCAACGACCCAGGACCAGTCACCGTATTTGAGAATCCACTCTCTTGCTTCAACATAGAGGCCTTTCTTTTGATAAGCGGTGCCGGCAGCCATATAAGCAAACCCATAATAATACATCAGGCTTTTTTCGGCTTGACCAAACTGGACACCTGTGATTTTTGATATATTCCGGATGACTTCGACCGACTTTATCAATTGATCTGAAAGTACAAGTATCTTATTCCAATCTTCAAATGAAAAAGTATTCTTGAGCTGACTGATTAGTGCATCCAAATCACTGGCTTCTAAATGTTTAAGCATGATTCGTGTCTTCTCCTCCTGAGACTGTTCCTTTATTTTTTGTTTCTTAAAAATGCTCGCATCCGTGCGGCATTGTCTACTTGATCCAATCCTAGCCTGTTGCGAAGATAAGATTGGACAGCACCGTGCTTGCCTGACTGGCGCACAGCTTTAAGCATATAATCAATTGTCATACTCTCCCTCCTTCTGTATATCTCGGAGATTGGTCCGAATCATCGTGGAATCATCGTATGGTTTGTCCAGAATGACCTGGATTGGAAAGTATTCATTAACGAATAGTGTCCGCTGATCAATATAATCAATTACGCCGGTTTGCCCGATCGACGGCACCATAACACGGTGTCCGGCCTCCGGTTTGTAGAACTCCGGATCGGGTGCTGCGGCAGCTTGCTGCTCTTTTGCAAAATCGAATAAATCCATATGCTGTGGGCCTCCTATTGCACGAAGTCAGCTTTCCACTTTTCAAGGTACGGCTTGCGGCTTGAGATGGTGTCCAACCAGTCTATCGATACCATAATAGACATGACAACGCCGTCTTCTCTCTCGAATGAATCGAAGATCAAGAATCCTGTCGGACGGTCTCCGTTTGGATCCCAGATTTTGTTCACTTCAAGCAAGCCGGGGCTGGGTTTGCTCGGCAGCCCATTCTTCTGATAAATCAGGCCGACAACATCTACACGATCATCAGCCTCGGATTGCTCCAAAACTCTGACCTCTACATTTTGATACTTCTTTTGCAATTTTGCAATGATTTTTTGGTTAGTCATGGAAAATCCCCTTTGCAAATTAATAAAAGCCGACTCATTGGCCGGCTTCGTTGGATAACAGTATATCACGCAATGTGCGCTTTTGCTTAATAAAATCAGGGTCTATCACTGGCCGGAAGAAGACTCCGCAGAACCGACAAATAATCTGGTTGTTAAGAAACACGATTCCATCCTGAGACACCGCGATGTTCTCTTCGCTGTGGTCACATACAGGGCATGGAATGTGGTAGGAGTGAACTTCCGTCATATCATCAATACCCATATCAGGAATCCGGGTTTCCCTGGACGATTTATATACAGCTTCCTTCCCGTTACGCAGTTTGATGTTCATAGACGCCCTCCTGAAATAAATTGTGCCGGTCTTTACCGCTTATCCGGCTGCAGATCACCTGTGAGCTTCGGATCGTTTACGTTAGGGACAACAAACCATGGCCTTTCGGCACTGTAGGAATTTAATGATAGTCTTCAGGCACCCACCTGCTCGATGCCTGAAGAACCTACCTGTTAAATGTTTGTCAGCTCTACCCTCGTCCTGTCCATGGAAGCTTAATCTGCCCCACATACTCCATTTAACACACAAGCTGCAGGTCTTTGAGTATATAAGATAAAAGGTGTTTTTCACGGTCATGAACAGCGAACTGTCCAAGCATTCATCCGATCCGCTTGGCGGAAACTCAAAGCAACCGATTCGGGTAATCTACCCTGCACATTGGCACTTGTTGCACCTGATCCCAAATTTAAGCTTATGCACCAGAGAACAATTGGACTCACAGCAGCTTGCGCCACATGCCTACAGTATCGCTTAATGACGAACACCGCGTCACTCCACTATCTGCAGAGGTTCCTGGCTGATCTACGGTCTTTACTTGTGTGCTAAATGGAAGCTCCGATCACTCGGAAGTGTCTTCCACAAGTTTAATCATTGATGCGTATGGAGCATAAAAATCAGAAAGTTTACTTTTTCCACCACGTGGCACCTCGACAATAACACGGGTTCCTGTAAGATTGAACTCTTGAAACTTGATCCGAGATTTAGGCAAGCCCTCTGGGAGAAGATTAAATGCACTCTTGGATCTTCCGACAGTTCCTACTACTCGGCCTCTCTTTTTCGTAGTTGTTCCTTGAGATTGCGACACCCAAAACACTTCTTGACCTGGATTCATAAGGAAGACCTCCTAAAAAAGATAAGCAGAAGGCGGGATTTGAACCTGCGAAATGGGGTTAAAAATCGCGCGCGCCCCATGCGTTAAGCCACTTCGCTACCTCTGCATAATGCTGCCCGGCCGAAGCCAGGCAGAATATATCATATTATATTAAGAACGTTTATTCAATTTTTTGTATTGATCAACCGAAACCACTTTAACCGGCTTTTGACTACCTGCAACATAGAAGTTGCCGAATGCGTCTCTGTCTAGTCCGTATACTCCTGGTACAGCTTTCTTTACTTGCATGGTCGTCATACAATGGTGACAATCGGTAGACGTAGCGCCTTCCGGAATATAGCGACTACCTTTTTTTTCGCATTTCGGACATACGTAGCGGGTTTTGAAGTGCTCAACATGGTTGATGATTTTGATTCCTGTTTTAAGGTGATCAGGTGCATCATTAGAAAGTTGACCCACGCGATCTTCTGTAATGTAGTGATATTCGTCTTCTGTCTGCTCTTTCGGCAGTTGCGGTTCTTGCTTAACTTCTGCCTTCGCTTCCGCAGGCTCATAAGACGTATTTTTAGGAACAGCTTCGACAGGCGGTTCAGGCTTTGCAGCCGGAGCTTCGTTGATGCCCTCCTCAGATACTGGTCTTTGCGGTGGCGTTACACCATTCAGGTTAGCGAAGAATCCGTCGATTACGGACTGGAACTGTTGATCGCTGACGCCTTCTGCATCCAGTACGGCTTCTTTATCGAACGTGCGGATCGCCAGTCCAAAATTCACACCCACAACTTCTTCTGTAACCATTGAAATTTCGCTCATGTCCATTTCCCCCATTGTCTGTTTTGAAGCTGGGAACGGGAGTCGAACCTCTAATCTCTCGCAATTGGATGCTGCGAGCGCTCTACCGTTAAGCTATCCCAGCGCAATGCCGGGATAGATCGCCGGCAAGCTATGTAGTACGCGGTCCAGATTCAGAAAACTCGCCAGAGATTGACATCCTCTTCTGAACAACGCCGATGCAGCGCATAGTCACATCGATTGGTTTTTGCTTTCCACAAACTTACCGTTTTGGGCTTTCGGGTCTGCAGCTCCTACTGACCTACTCTCGAATAAGCGAGTTTCCATGAAGGCGAACCTCTGTAACCTGCCTCTTCCATAGTTTTTGATGAGGGAACGGGGAAAGGCTAATGCAAAACCCTCATTCAACGCACAAGGTCGGCTCCTTTACCGGTTTCTGTTACAAGCCGCTGTCCTCTAAGACCGGGGGGACAGTACACTTGTGCGCTGAATGAGAGGCAAGAATGTGTGCAAGGTGGCGGCCCTGCACGGCTGCATTCCATCTGACTGTAGCAGGTTATAGCCTGCGGTAGTAGCAGCCTCACAGCATTACATTCTTGCAATAGGTAATGGGATAAGATTACCCATGGAACACATCACCTACCTCCGCAGGTCAATTATAAATAATCAGCGGTGATGTGCTCCATGCGTGACAGGATGGCTCCTGCCCGGCATCATTCATGGTTGTCCAAACTGTTTACCCTCGATGCTCGCTTGCAAAAAGGAAAGGAACAGGGGTTGTTTGGTTTCGCGCAGCCATTTGACGTAAGCTGCGTTGTCTGCGCCGTAGTATCCGGATCGCTTCTGCTGAGGAACAGCTTCTTCAAACTGGTGCCAAAGCGCTGTATGCTCTTCCGGATACTGCGATGCAAATGCGTTAGTTGCAAAGATCGAACGTTGAACGTCCGGTGTCATTCGCTTCAAATCCCTTCGAGTTCAAAAGCCATCTGGCCTTCTTCGTCTGCCCATACGTTTTGGATCATTCCATTTTCAACCACGAAGACTTTTTCCCCGAATGAATACGGACCGTCTGCGCATTGAACCTGGTCTCCACTCCGCTTATTGGTAAAGTCGAAGATTGGCACGATAGTTTGTACAGGTGTATTTTGCATGAGTTGTTCGATTGGCATTGCCATAGTTATCAGCTCCCTAATAGTGTGAGCTTGTAACGCGTTACATTTTGATTATAACACGCTACAAGCTAAAATCAAGAGTTATTTTAAGAAAAATGGATTATGCGGCATCTTCTTCTGTGTTTTTCGCTTCAGACGCTTCCTCAGCGTAGCTTTCCGCTTGTTTTGCAAACGGATCGACTTCTTCATCGTAGCTTGGCATGAAGTTGTTGATCTCGGTCAGCTTATCATTAGCGTGTTTGACTGGAACAACAACAGCCACGTCGCCATTGAGCGCGTTCATCTCGCGGATGACCACCGGCGCTTTTGGCGTGATTTTCAGTTGAATATGGGACTGTGGTGCAATCTTGCTGAGTGCGTCCAGCAGGTAGCGACCGTTCATCGTCGCAATACCGAAGTCGCCTTCTCCTTTGACAGTTGTCATATCCTCCAACATGGTTCCGTCCGCGCTGTCTACCGCTTGCACGCGCATCTGGTTGTTGCTGCCGTGAATCATGATGGTAATCTTAGACGAACCGGATTCGTCAAGGAAGATCGCAGCACGCTTCACAGCGCCCAGGAAGTCCGAGTTCGGGATCGTAATCGTCGCTGCAGCAGATACAGGAATGATCTTATCCGTATCCGGGTAGCTGCCTTCGAGAACACGGGAGAAGATGATCACATCACCCAGGTTGTAAATAACATGGCTATCGTCAACAGTCAGCGTTACATTGTCAGCTGTCTTCAGGTGCTTCATGACCTCTTTGATCGTGGAAGTCGGCACGCTGCTGCGGATGTCCTCGCAGTCCACTTCGGTCGGATGGTAGTTCTGAGAGAAGCGGTGGCGGTCGGTCGCAATGCAGCGGAACTGCTTTTTGGTAATGTCATGGCATACGCCGGTGAGTACAGGTTGGTCTTGCAGTTTAGATGTTGCGTACTCCGTCACCGTGTACATGTGCAGCAGAGAAGGCGCATCGATCTCGAACGACTTGCCCTTTTTGATCGTCGGGAATGCCGGGAACTCGTCCGCTTCCAGGCTGGTGATGTCCATCTTCGCACGTCCGGATTTGATACGAACGGATTTGCCGGAGACAACCAGAGTGGTATTGCTGCCGCTCAGTTTGCTGATGATGTCCAGGAAGCGCTTGGCTGGCAGCAGCAGGTCACGTCCTTCGCCTTCCAATACGCAATGTTCCTGGGCGATATACGTCTCGATGTAATAGTGATCGTTTGCGGCACGCAGCGTTACGCCACTTTCACTATACGAGAAGTAAACGTTCTGGAGAACAGCAAGAGAGTGTCCGTGGTTGACAATAGATGCTGCACGTTGCACCGCTTTAAGCAGGGCGGATGTTTTAATCGTGATCTTGCTTTCTTTGCTTGCAGCGTCTGCGATCTGCAAATCAGCGGCTTGTTCTTGCTGAGCGTCATGCGTCATTTCCATGGTTTTCATATATAATACCTCCTGTGGTATAGGTTCGTTTTTAATATTTCAAGAAGCCTTTGCCGTCGTCAGACGGCCAACTACCCGATGATGTTTGTGCGAATACCGTGTGGCGTAACGACCTTAACTGCGCCGGCTGGAATCGGCTTGTGAGACTCCTGCAGCAGCATCTCCTGGAACGAGGACACCATGCCATCGTTTACGCGATCGCTAAGGGCGACTTCAGCATCCATGAATCCAAACACAGAGAAGCCCTCGGAAATGGCTGTAAAAGGCAC